CTGCGTTTTTGATTCTTGTGTTGTCCTTTTGTCTTTTTTGATTTGCCCTTGGATATAGTACCATACAGCATTCCGGTCGGTCAATATCATCCAGCAAATTGTAACATTTATAAGTGCACATTCAATTCTGAATTTGCACAATTAGGCGCTTTGTAGGTGGCAAAATGGCACCAATCGCACATTGTACATTCTGGACGCTCTCCACACGGTAAAGCCCCTGTATCCGGGTCGTATGGGCAACTGTAAAATGTGTAATTCATAGTAAAAACTCCTTAAAAAACGCAATCAAAATAAAATGGTCTAATCTCACTCGACCGTGCTCTCTGTCAATTGTGTTATTCTGCGGGCTTCATCTGCTCCATGCAGTCCCCGCATATTATGTTGATGACCTTGGTTGCTCGGCAACTGTTACCGCATTTAGGGCAAATGTACTTTCGGGTGCTGCTGGGCTTTTTTGTTCTGCTCCCGCCTTTGGGGAGCGTGCCGAGAACATCAAGAAGTGAAACACCCTCGACCATTTGTAAGTCCTGCCAGCCCTGCTGCTCGATGAAGTCCAGCAGTTCGATGCCGGGGCTGGTGATGGTCCAACCGTATTTCGGGTGATGTTCCACTTCCAGCCCGTGCGCCTCAGCCATTGTTTTGAATCGCTTATTGTGGTACACGCCGTTGTTGCTGGTGTCCTTGATGGGTTCGGGATTGCCGTTCTCGTCAAGGATTTTCGAGCCGTAACCAACCGCACAGGCTAGATGACACATTTCATGCAACAAAGTGCTACACGTTCCGTCAATTGAGCGGTTAAGAGTTGCAGAGCTTATGTTGATTTCGTAGCGCCGCTCATCACCTGCCTGCCAAACCTTATTGCATGTGAAGTGCCCATACGCTCCAACGGTCTTTTTTAAGGAGATGACGACTTCGGGAAGTTCACCATTGAAAAAGTGATTGTTAAGAAGTCGGAACATTTTTTCGAGTTGTCCTGCCACGCGACTTGTTTTAATCGTTTGTTTCATTTTCGTTTCCCTTTCGCTTTTAAAAGTTTACTTTTAATCCCCGCAGAAGCGGTTTGCAGGATTGCCCCTGCCGGCGAGAAGAAAAAGTAAAGCCCACACCCCTGTGTCAACAAATCATGGAATATCGCAGCACCCCCGCAAAGTGCGAGAATATGCCGTGAAAGTTTGTTGACTAAAGGGTGTGGGCTTATATACTTTTCTGAGCGGCAGGGTCACGCTTCCCGTCCCCGCCGCAGCGGTCCGTTCCTCATTTCCAAACAAAAAAGCATCGGTCGAAACCGATGCTCACTTCATTTCTTGTTCGTGCTTTCTAAAATCTTCCGTGTTAAAAAACTCATAGAGCGAAATCCCTAATCCGTCACATAACAGCTTAATTGTGACGATGCCGGGATTTTTACTCCCACCGTGGATTATATTTTTGAGCGTTGACGGCGGAACACCGCAGGAACGCGCAAGTTGATGCAAATTATATTCGTGCTCCGCACACAACTGCTGTATGCGCAACGCTACCAGCTCTTGCGTGTTCATGTTGCTCGCCCTCCCCGCCCATATATGGTCTATAACCAGTATAAGCGGTGAGAAATACGCAAGACGACCATATATGGCCTTTTCTTTTCGGGAAATGGATGCTATAATAAGCAAAATGAGAAAGGGGGCGAACTATGAAAAAACAAATCCGCGCGGCAGTAATGGGGTTCGCGGCGGTGATTATCACGGGCGGTGTGCTACTGTGGGCGACTTCGCCGGGTATGACAATCAAGCGTAAGTATGAAAGCTACAACGGTAAAGTCGCTGATGGAAAGCATACTTTGCAGGAAATAACACTCCCTGTTTACGACAAAATACAGATAGTAACAGCGCAGGAAGCCTGCAATCTGCAAGACGGCATACTTGTACTTGCATATCCTGCCTGCCCTTTCTGCCGCAATCTGATGCCGGAGCTACTGGAAGCCGCAAAAGATACAGGAACCGAGCTATATTATTGTGAGCTTGACAAGTACCGTAACACCTATATTTATGACCGCGAGCTAAACGCGCCAGTACAGACAAAACCTGCTGGAGAAGGCTATGAAGAACTGCTCACATGGTTGGACGGATACACGCACGACTACATCATTAAGGACCCCGCAGGCAACGAAATCCCTGTAGGTGAGCAACGTATAAGCGTACCCACGCTTATACGCATTCAGAGCGGAAAACCTGTATCTCAATGGCAACTGGAATATGTGCAGGACGTTACTTATCCCGATAGCGGCTATGACCGATGGGACGAGGGCGTACAAGATAAAGTCTATAGCGCGCTATGTCAATATTTGGAAGGAGAGGAGCCAACGGAACAATAAAAGCAGTAAAAAAGCCTGCAAAAAGTGTTGAGGCAAAAGGGTGCTGTATAACGGTTATACCGTTGTAGAAATTACAAATTTATGGTATAATGCAGATGTACAGAAGGATAGGCGACCAATGGCTCACAGCCTCGTCGATGACGAAATCCAAAGCTGCATAGAGTCGGCTGAACCTATCACAATTATGTTGCCTCGGCACCAGACGCCGGGAAGGAGAAAATTGAATATGAAGAAGAAAATCATGTCGATGGTCATTGCCGCCGCAGCAATGGCACTGTCGCTGGTTGGATGCGGTGTTGACATCAACTCCATCGGACTGCCTCCGAATGTAGTGATGGAAAAGGGTGAGACGCAGCAGCTGGAAATCGAGTACGGCACGGACGATAAAGCCGAGCAGGAAAAGATTACCGAGGCTGCCTCGAAGCTCACCATCGAGTGGACCTCCTCCGATGAAGAGGTCGTCACGGTCGATGCCACCGGTCTCATCACCGCAGTCGGTGCAGGTGAGGCTGATGTCACGGCTTCCGCAAAGGATGTGAACATTTCCTCCACTACTCATGTGAAGGTCGTCATCACGCCCACCGGTGTGGAAGCACCTGAAGCCTTGGAGCTCGTCACAAACGGTGAGAATTCCAAGAATCTGGATGCCAAAATTGTGCCGGAAGACGCGACTGAGGTAAAGCTGGCATATACCTCCAGCGATGAAAGCGTAGCTACCGTAGATGAGAATGGTCTTGTCACGGCAGTCGCTGACGGCGAATGCACCATCACTACCTATGTTGTTGCAGATGCTCCTGCAACAGCCGAGACAGCTACACAGGAAGCTGCTGCAGTTGTAACGGATGAGGAAACGCCCACGGAAGGTGAAAATTCCGAAGCTGTCGCGACGCCGAACAATCTCGACTCCGCGTTCGGCGTTACGCCCGAGGAACTCAGCGCCACCACCAAGGTAACTGTCACCACCAAGGTGGAGAAAATCGAGCTGGACAAAACCGAAGGCATCCTCAATGTTGGCAACACGGTGACCATCACGGCTACCGTAGCGCCGGAAGAGGCTACCAACCCGGCAGTCACTTGGTCCTCCAGCGATGAGAGCGTAGCTACCGTCGATGAGACTGGGAAGGTTACTGCAGTCGCTGTTGGGAATGCTACCATCACCGCTACCAGCGAAGATGACAGCAGCGTGAGCGCATGCTATGAGCTCACGGTCCAGCAGAAGAAGGCTGCCACCACCACGAAGAACAACTACTCCGGCAGCACCTCTGCTGGCGCATCCACTGTTCCGAGCTACACGGCACCCACACAGCCGGTAACGCCCAGCGCTCCTGCACAGGCACCGGCACCTGCACTGGCACCTGCTCCGGCAGCTACTCCGGCTCCTACCGCAAAGCCTCAGGTAAAATACACCTTCACGGTTCGCCGTCATGAGGCAACCTGCACCACGCAGGGCTACGATGAGCATATCTGCCATGAGTGGGGCGGCATGAACTACAATGACCGCTATGTTCCGGCAAAGGGACACAGCTGGGATGGCGGTACAGTCACGAAGGCTGCTACTTATACCGAGACCGGTATCAAGACCTTCAAGTGCAAGGAATGCGCTGAGACGCGCACAGAGGAAATCCCATCTCTCAACAAGACCTATCATATCAAGAGCGTTGTTGCTCCGACCTGCACCGCTGAGGGTTATACCATCTATGAGTGCAACGAAGTCCCCGGTCTGACCTATAAGGGCGATTACAAGGCAAAGCTGCCGCACGCCTACGATGCCGGTAAGGTCACAAAGCCTGCTACCATCTACGAGAAGGGTACGAAGACCTTTACCTGCACTTCCTGCGGTGCTACATACACGGAAGATATCCCGGTAGTCGAGAAGACATGGCATAAGGGCAATACGGTAGCGCCTACCTGCACAGAGAAGGGCTATACCATCTACATCTGCGACCAGGATTCCGCTCTGACCGAAAAACGCGATTATACGAATGCACTGGGGCATGCCTGGGATACCGGTACAGTCACAACGGCAGCGACCTGTACGACAGCTGGTGTTAAGACCTATACCTGCACTCGTAATGGCTGCGCAGAGACTAAGACCGAGGAAATCCCGGCTCTGGGTCATAAGTGGGATGAAGGCACTGTAACAACGCCTGCTACCTGCGAAGCTGTCGGTGTAAAGACCTATAAGTGCCAGAATGCCGCTTGCACAGAGACTAAGACTGAGGAAATCCCGGCTCTAGGTCATAAGTGGGATGATGGTACTGTCACCAAGGCTGCTACCTGCACTGAGGATGGCGTCAAAACCTTCACTTGCCAGAACGACAAGAGCCATACCTACACCGAGGTCATCCCCGCAACCGGTCACGATTACGATGACGGCGTTGTGACCACCGAGCCTACCTACACCGAGAACGGTGTCAAGACCTTCACCTGCCACAACTGTGGTGATACCTACACCGAGAGCATTCCGGCTCTGGGTTACACCTACAACGAGACCGTGGTCGCTCCTACCTGCACGGAGGACGGCTATACCATGCACGAGTGCGTGGAAGATGCTACCAAGTCCTTCAAGGACAACATTGTCCCTGCGCTGGGCCATCAGTACAAGGAAGTCACTACTCCCGCTACCTGTGGCGCTTCTGGCAGCGTAGACAATGTCTGTGAGCGCTGCAACGATAAGCAGCATGTGAGTGACCTTCCTGCTACCGGCGAGCATCAGTGGGATGAAGGCGTTGTAAAGAAGGAACCGACCGCTACTGAGACCGGCATCAAGACCTTCACCTGCAAGGCTTGCCAAGCAACAAAGACCGAAGATATTGCTAAGGTGCATAACCACGATTATACGCGCCTTGGCGAAATCGTCGAAGGACCCTATTGCGAGACTGAAGGCAAGCGTTGGATGTACTGCAGCTATGAGGGATGTAATGAAAGAGTGTTGAAGCCTGTTCCTGCTATCGGCTACCATGACTGGGACACCGAGCACACCGAGTGTCTGAAAAAGGCTACCTGCACCGAACAGGGCACTATGCGGATGCACTGCAAGCGTGACGCTTCTCATACCATGACCTACGACTACGGCGGTACAGGTCACATCTGGGATGAAGGCGTCATCACTACCCCGCCTACCTATGATGAGTATGGCGTCAAGACCCTGCATTGCAAGAACTGTGACGCTACTACGACCGAAAAGGTCCTGCCAACCAAGTACACCTTCACCGTTACCGTTGTCCCGCCGACTTGCACAGAGGACGGCTACACGATGCACAAGTGCAATCAGGATGACAGCCTCTCCTACAAGGACAACATTGTACACTCCACCGGTCACCATGCCGAGATGCGTGTCATTGAGCCTACCTGCAAGGAAGAGGGTCGCACCGAAATCTACTGCCCCGTCTGCGGTGATGTGAGCAGCATTATCAATACCACACCAAAAACCAACAACCATACTTGGGATAGCGGTGTCGTAACTACTGAACCAACGGCTGAAAAAGAAGGCGTCAAGACCTATACTTGCAAGGTTTGCAATGAAACGAAGACTGAGACCATCCCACGCCTGAACGGCAGCGGCAAGTAAGCTGCAAGCTTACAAAAAGCACAAGAAACACAAAGAGGAGCGTCTGCTTTAGCGGACGCTCCTCTTGCTGTGTCGAAATACCAAATTGGTTGGTATCATTCTTCGGTTTTCTTTTTGAGCCACTGCCTGCGCACAAACGGCATGACATAAGTCTCATCCTCATGCAACTCGAAGCCGTAGCTTTCTGCAATTTTCAGAGACCGTTCGCTCGCTTTTTGTCCGGCAGGAAGTTTGCGGACAAAGCCGTTGATGCTTTTGCTGGATGCATCGTACTTTGACTTGTCGAAGATGTGGAGTGTACTATCCTCACCATCATCCTTTTTCAGGTAATTGCGAGGCTTTCCGCCGAGAGTTAAGAATTTTAAGTCGGTAGGAACGCCTTCGCGGGTGATAAAGGAACGCCGGAAGGAATCGTCCGTCGGGAGAAGGTCTGGGACATCACAGACCAAAGAAGTGTACAGCCAAAGGATAAGGTGCGTGATTTGGTCGTGCAAATCCATGTAGTCGGAACCGTCCAGCATCGAGTAAAACCACTCGGAGTTGGTATTGTAGTACCCGGAAACATCTCCATCAGGAGTTTTGATTTTGTAAACGCAGATGATTTCGTTGTCGCGGCAGGTTTCTTTCAGTTTTACTTCTCGCAGCATCTGCCGACTTCCGAACTGAATAACCGCACCGTTCGCAGGAAGCGTTCTGCGCCGATGGTGCAGGACTTCTTTGAGGGCGCTGACGGGAAACTTATGCGACAAAGGAACCGGCCACCACTGCGCCTGATACGGGGTATTGCGAATTAACGGTTTGTCCGGCAGCATGTCCACGAGGTATTCGTTCAGAACGGTGGCTAAAGAGAGCACGGTATTGGTATACAGTTGGCACTCCCGACTCAGGGTTATGCTGTCATCGAGTGTCTCAATGCTCTTGTATCCGTATCGCGCATAATATGTGGCAAGCATGTCCCCCTTCTTTTCATCCGACATTTTCCGGTCAGCTTTGTCATACGGTTTGCCGAGATACAGTGCTTCGACATAATAGGCAGGTACATCTACAAGAGGATAGGGGTCTCGGATAATGATGGGTTCGTTTTCGGTGGTGATGCCGACTACGATGTTCACTACATCAAAATCCTGCTTCTTGAGATACTCAGTGCCTTGCATGATGAAGTCAGTAGCGGATATTACCACAGCCTCGTTGTGCATCACTTTCCCGTCAATTATAAGACCGTTGTGCGTGCATTCCTGCAGGTACGCCAGCGTCTTAAAGTAGAGTGCATACTGCTTATCTTTCTTAATAGGCTTTGTGAGCTCCTGAAAGAACTTATGCAGACCATTGATGAACTTGTCAGGTTTGATGATGGCGAGCTCCAGCTGGGAATTTACGGCTTCCACGATGGGTTTGCATTCACCCGCGTTGTTCGCCAGGTGAAACATAAAGGTGGAGGCGGCATCGAAGTCGATGCCGTGCAAGCGAGAAACGACGACGCACGCTGTCGAAAGGTTTCGGCGCTGGAAAGTCCAGATAGCCTGACCCTTGTCCCTGTATTTCTTGTCCCAAGTATCGCCGTATTCAAGGCGAAGCAGCGATTCATTGTCAATTTGGAGTTGTTCCGTGGTTGGTGTAATAGCCATGTATACTCCTTAAAATGTTAGGTGCTCTAAGCAAAGCTGTGCTACGGGCAAAATTTTATGCGCTGTATCGTTGCGCAGGTATTTAGGGTTAAGGTATCTGAGCCCGAACCGGACCCGGTCAAGCGCATCGGCATCTTTGAGAATCGTATACAGCAGCCAGATGCGGTCAACGTTCGGCAGAGAAAGAGCCTCTAAATCTCTGCGAGCGACAGCATCATCGAGGCAATGATACTCGATGAGAAATCCAGTACCGGGATTTTCGGGTTTGCGGTCAGCAGCATAAATATCGCGGGATGCCTTGCCATGGCTATCGTCAACATCATCGTTCGTGCGACCGATGTCGTGGTAAATGACAGCATCCATCAGCATCTGCGTTTCTTCTTCGGAAAGCATAATGCCATCCATCTCAACGAGAAGCAGCGCGTTGAATAGTACACGCAGCGTGTGTAGGGCATCGTGCCCGGACTCATTTGCATCGAGTTTGCCATGAACTGCATACAGATGCCGAATCTCTTCGCGGCCGGCTTGGTACAGGGGCATGATTTCGAGAATTTCTTCTTCGACAGATTCTAAGCCATACAGAGTATCGACTTTTACAGATTTCACGGCAGACGGCAAAATGACAACTTCAGCCTCATTTCTTTCGGGGAAGAACTCAATGATATCATCCTTCGATACCTCTGCCGATACGATAGTGCTGTCTTCAGCGCTCGGCAACCTGCAGGCAAAGAAACAAGCTGCTTTGTAGCTGACCGTCCACGAGAAAGACTGCGTATACGGCGTTGATTTGCTGCCCTCTCCGCGATAAACGGTAATTGTATCCGGGAACTTCCGAAGCTTTTCAGCAGTTTTCTTCTTCTGCTCCTCAGATTTACCGGACAGGACTTTGCGTATATCGGCTTCGTTTAGATTCTTGAACCCATAATCGGTCAATTTGTAATAATCCATAAAGAGGTCGTACAGTTCCGTTGAGGGCTCTGCGTTCTTGATATACTGCGAGAGCACCGAAACCCTGAAACTGTCTTCGAGAGAAAAGAGATACGACCGAATCCGCTTGACATTCCCCTCAGAAATTGCTTTTGCTATCGAGAGAATCCGATTTTGAAATGCTTCATCCGATTCGTTTGCAACAGATAGGCGCTTGTCGCCGTAAATCTGAAGATTCAAAACAATCGGGATGGTAGGATTTTGAGGCTCGCAATAATAGAGCGAGGACAGGATGTTGTAGGAGGCATAAATGTTCTCAATGGGAAGAAGCGGGTATTTCTCCTGAAATTCCCCGGCAGTCATGCCAACGGTATAGCCCTTCTTCTTGAATTTGGCGAAATCCTTTTTGGTTTTCACTTCCGATAACGGTAGCAGATTATTGAGGTTTGCCCGGTTGGTATTAACGAGAATGTCTCCGATAGTCATGAGTTTGGCGCAGGAAACCCGCGACTTTAGTCGTGGGAGGAATGCGCCCTTAGCTCCTTTCCGTGATATAATTTGTCGCTGCTTCCAGCAACATCTAAAGCACGGACTTGCCGGAGCAAGCCCGCGACTTTAGTCGTGGGTTATTGACGTGTGTATCTCCGCTCTGGACGAATTTATTTGCTTTAATTATACCACATTGCGGGTGCTTTTTCCATACAGGAAAGGCAAAGGGCAAACTGCAAATGAGTTGAGGGATTTGGTGCATCTCATTCCCAAAAAGTTGGAAATACGGACACTTTTAGGAATTGAGTTACAGAAAGTACGGACAAAAACTGCATCTCCTCCGAAAATTGCGTAGCTGCCGGAACTCAGGGGCGCGGGGGAAGGTCGAAGCGTAGCTGCTGATGCGTAGCCGCGTACAAAATGAGCCTGATTTTGAGAAAAACCTTGCAAAAAAGTGCGATTTGTGGTATAATACATTATAGAAGGCAGGAGGTATAGACTCGACGGTGTCATCGATGATGACCTTGTAAGCCGGTGCGGAGTAAACACCAAAACCTTCGACCCGTCAATGACGGTTGCGGCACTTGAATGTGCTGCGCTGCAGAGATGCAGCTTCCTTCTTTCTATCAAAGTGAGAACCCCTTGTACCGGTCATTCGGTGCGAGGGGATTTCTTTTTGCTTTTTTTGCTTGCGTGTTTGTGCGAATTGCATAGAATAAGAATTGTACAAGCGGAAATGGGTCTGGCGGGTTCTCGAACCTCTTTCTCTTTCCCGCCGAACAGAAAACCTTCCTTTCTAAGTGCGATTTTTTGCATATGCCATCATGTCTGCCCGCTTGTACATCCTAACCTGCCGGTCACCGCCTTTGGCTGGCAGTTTTTATACCGTGGCTGCGTGTTCGTGGTCACGGTTTTTCTTTTGGCTATTTTGCAAGCTTTGCCGCTCTTTGAGACGACACTCCCCACATGACATGCGGCGGGTTGCGGGGGACTGCACCCCGGATAATAGCGTTCAGAACGAAAACGGAACTGAAATCGGAGAAGCACACTATGGGGTGATATGCAGAATGCAACCTCGAATACTGCGAGGAATACATCAAATGCGATACGCTGCCCGAATAAGGCAGAAAGGAGAAAAAATCATGAACAATACAATCGTTTCTCCTGCCGAATATTTCGAACAGGTAAAAAGCCGAAAGCGGACAATGACGGCTGACGGACTTTCTCAGCTATATGAGAATTGCCTTGCTCTTCTCGAAGAGTATCAGCGTTCCGGACAAATTGCTGCGCAGAAAAAGCTGCTTTTCCACATCGACAATATAACACGAGAAAAGAAGCTGCTTGACCTCGGCATTGATACCTTTGTCTACAAAAGTGATGTGGACGATTTTATCCACATGGTAGACAACAAGGTCGTCAAAATTGTGGAGCTGGAGAATTATCAGCGGCGGATTCCGGAAGAAATCATTCGGAAAATCGAGTGTTGCAAGGGCATTTTCGATAAGATGTATGTAGTCTTCACGGATTACACAAAACGAGAAGAGCGAAGAGTCGAGGCCATCAAAAGAGAAAAAGACCCCATTCTTTTTGGGACTTTCCAAGATACCGCAACAAGAACCGTGGTAGAACGCTTTTATTTCATCGGTGATTGGACGGATGAATATTGCGATTTAACATTGGATAAGATGGTTGCCGTTGTCAAAGAAAAAGCCGACAGGGACATCGTAAAGAAGTTTTCTACGCCAGAAAACATCCGCGAGCTGAGCGACCAGCTTAATAATCTGGATGAATCTATGAACGGGTTGTACCGCCAGCGCGAAAAGGCTCCTGCACCCAAGAAAGGATTCTTCGACCGAGTACGCACAGCGTTTCGTTCTCTGAAAGGAGAATGAAATGGCAAAAGTGGATTTGACCGAGGATGAAGTCTATTCGCGACTTCGCTCTGTTTCTAATTCAAAAGAAAACGGCATTTACGATGCTTTATGTTCCGCCGATATTCCTTGGGACTTTTCTTCTCCTCTTACTTTGCTTCGTGTCGTTCGCACAGAAGCAGAATTGACACCGCTGGTTTTTACTGGTGATGCAGAGACCGTCAACTTTATGAAAGAGGTTGCGGAAGTAGAAGAAGGGAAGAGATGTGATTGCTGCGGTCAACTTATCACAACGGCCTTATGGGATATGCCCTATGGTTCGTTGTGTGATGAATGCAGCAAGCGCCTTACCGAACAGGTTCACGGCAAGTACGAAACGCCTTGGCAAAAAGTAGAACAGGGGAGAGGAGAGCGTTCCACTCCTTGGTGGTTTGACCTTTGATGTCGGAAAGGAAATAAATGATTAAATCAAAGAATAAGCCCCAAAGCGTGAGGAGAATATGCAACCAATAATCAAAACTAACGCCTGGTATACACTGGTGACAGGCAAAAGCGAGGTCATCAACGCATCGTGGTGCAAGCAGCAGCTTGCCAGGATTCTGAAGAAAAGTACCGATGCAATCATCCTGTTCGATGTTACCGGCAGCTATGCAACGCTTGTTTTAGACCACGACAGGCTCATCCCCGGACAAGTACCGATGGCGGTCAAGCAATATAAATCCACTCCTGAAGGCTTTGTCCTTGCACATACCGTTAAGGTTGATGTCGAGAATGCGCAGGAACCCCGGCTTCTGGTTTTCGATGTTAGCCGCGTGATGGTGGTCTCGTGGAAGAAAGGCATTGCCGCTATTACGAAAATTCTGAAAGTCTGGATGATGTGTTGCGAACCGCAAGCAGGACCAATCTGGCTGTTCCTGAACATCGACCCGTATGGTTTCGAGTTATCGGATAGCGAGAGCTGGGAATGCTTAGAGCGCATTGTAAAGGACAAGGAATTCAAGGTAAAACCTGTCTTCCTCACTAAGGGTAAGACTGAGCGAGAAATCAATGAACGCCTGCACATCAAGGCGTAACGGCGGATGAATCCGCTAACTGTCTTTTCAAAGCGGCCTCCACGGGGCGGACAGTGGGCAACAGCTTTTGCTGGCGAACAGCTTTCAAGTAAAAAATCAATATATCATAAATTACGGAGGAAATACTATGACTAACGAGCAGCTGAGAATCGCATTGGTTGCAAACGCCGTTACCCGTTCGAACCGTATCGGTTTCGACTTTCAGGACCCGGCAGGCAAGACTCTTGACGAGTACACGAAAGAAGCCATGATGCAGTGTGTCCGTGTCGCACAGAAGATGCGTCAGCCTGGCCTTGATAAGGAGTTGGCGGGACAGGTTTTCCCCATCTACACCATCGGGAACTGGGCGCGGGAGAAGGTCGTCTATGACTTCGACAAGGATTTTCAGGAACTGCTGATGGATACGGACGACATCGTCATCCATCACGAGATTCTCGAACGCCTCGCATTCAAGGACTTCTATCTGTCGCTGTATGACAGCAAGGATTACTGCGGTATGTTCGTACATATCGAGTTCGAGCCCAAGACCAAGGATACCTTCATCGGCATCGTGTTGGTCGGTGGCGTTGCGAATGAGAAGGAGAACTATGCGTTCCTGTCTCTGCCCGCTTGGATTAAGGAGGGGCAGACGCTGACGGAAGCGACTCGAAGCACGAAACAGTATATTGAGAAAGCTGCGAATCAGCGCTCTACCACCGATGTCGCGGTCCCCGATACGATGGAGGAGATTCCTCCCGTCTACAACGAGGGCACGCCGTATGTCCGCCTTGCGATGCTCTGCGCCTACTACCTCGCGAGCAAGGGCTCTGATGTACACCTCTATCCTATCAAAAAAGAGGACCGTCAGCCGTTTATGTTCAAGGGCAAGGCACAGAGGGTCAATGTCAAGGTCTTTACGGTAGGAGACCATGTGGCAGAGAAGTACAAGAATGAGGGGGACGGGAAAGCACCGCGCTGGCGTCACTACTGGGGCGGGAACGGCCGCGAACGCCGTGAGTGCAAGTTTTCGTTCTGAACAAACAACAGGTGACTGCAATGGATATTGTCAATATCTGTACGGCGGGACTGATGCTGTCGTCGGCTGTGCTGTTTGCGGGGAACGCTGTGTACGATTACAAGTTCGGTAAGAAAACGACGGCGGCTATCCGGCAATTTGAGAGCGGGAAGCCGTCTTCTATCATCAACGATGTGTTGAATCAGACTCTTCTCGTAATCGCGATTTGTACCGGAATTGCGTTTGTTTTCGAGGAACTTGCCTTACATCTTCAAGACATCGAAAATGTGCAGGCACAGTACATGGTGCAGTTCAGCCTTAATGTCTTTATACTGGTCGGCGTTCAGGCTATGATGTCCATCGCGTTCCTTCTTACTGCGTCCATCGTGGCAATGTTCGGGCTCAAGCGGAGAGGGCTGACGAAGTTCAGCATCATGACATACCTATGCAAAATCGCAGAAAACCTCGCGGGCGTGTATGTGCTTGTCAAACTGGCTGTCAGTTACTTGCAAGCAATATAATATCACCTATAATCGAATAAAATCATAACATTGGCTGTGCAGGATAGGTCTTGCCGCCCACAGAAAAAGGAGAACACCATGAGCACTGAGTTGGTCGCCATTGAGCGCATCACGATTCGCAAAGGGGACAGCAACGCGGATGATATCCGCAGCTGCCTCGCACATTACCTGCTTCAATTCATCAATTCCGCCAGCATCGAATCCTTGTCGATGCATAAGCTGAGCATCAAGGTCGATGGCAAGACGGTATTGTTTGTTCAGGATAAGACCGGCGGCGTGGGTCTGAAAGGTCTTGATACCGACTGGCAGCATACACCGGAAGTGTCCGCAATGCTTGACCAGTTGGTGACGGATGTGGATGTTGAGGTGTTCCTGTCCTATGAGATGATTCACTTTTTCAGCACCGAGAACTTCTATGGGTACAATTTCTGGAGCGAGGTGCTGCAGGAATACGGCTGCGAGGCGGTTCGGTACAAGGGCCTCGAATACTACGATGTGGAGAGCAATGTTGTCATGCTGTCCTTTGACGGCAAGCAACTCTGCGACAACCCCGACTATGTGCCGGAATCGGCGGTCAAGGACATCCATAAATGGTTCTGTTACACCTTCGAGATGTCGCTCGAACCCGATACGCCGTTCAATGCCGCACAGGTAGATAAGATGCTTGCCGCTATCGAGTCCGTGCATGGCGTCTTTGGTCGGGAAGAGGACGATGTTGCGGATGTGGGGGAGGATTACCTGTCCATCTGCACCGGCGTGACGCTGACCGACAAGGAGGTCCCGGCGTTTGCTGCGTTCCTGCAGTCAATGTCGGATGTCGCCAAAGAACTCGACACCACGCTCGACTATACCGCCGAGTTCACCCCGGCAGAGATGGAGACCTTTGCAGCCATGATGATGGATGACGACAAGGGCAAAATCGTGCCGAGATATTATCGCTACTGATATGCAAAGCCTCACCAGTCATTGGTGGGGCTCTTTTTTGTATGGGAGAGAGAATAATGATATCCAAGGAACTTTTTTGCAAGACGATTGCCGACATTCAAGAGCAAGACCGGAAAATCTCGGAATTCGACCATGCGCTCGGCAAAATCTGCGACTCGGCAGTAGTGTTCGATGCTGACAATCTGTATCTTGCTGCATTGCTCCGCATCCTCAAAGAAGAACTGGACGACAAGGCGGACACCATTGAATGGTGGCTGTATGAGGATGTCCGCAAATGCATCTGGTTCGACCTCGAAGATGGTCGCCGGATGCGCTACGATATGCCTACCGCCGAATCCCTGTATGACTACTTGACACTGCCGTCTGAGCAGCTTCCTCTTGAGGTAGAATCATGATTTTCATTTTTTCGCTTGTCATTGCAGCGCTGCTTTGCATTGCATCGTTCATTTGCTACAAGGTGTCGGGCAAGATGCTGGATGAGAAAGATGCGGAAAAATGCGCAAAGGAAGCGGAACTCGAAGAAAAACTGATTGACCTCATGATGCAGACCAAAAGCAAGCCGCTGTCGGACGATGAATTCAGTTTCGGCGGTGCTTATGAGGCATTGGTCATGGGGGGAGAGCGTCAAAGCAGTTGGCGGATGTAGATGAAATTGACAAATTAACGGACAAAATTCATCTGCTGAGCATGGTCGAACAAATCTCATACCTCACGCTTTCATTCAGCGTTATGTTCGTCTGCATGCTTTTGTTCGTGACCGGTATTATCGCTGTTGGGGTACTAGCTGCGAGCGTGTATGCTAAATGAATGCTCAGAACGGAAAGAAAGGAGACACTATGAGCAAGAACCCGAAAATTGAAGGCATCGTCTTCAGATACGGCGATGATGACTACTCTTTCTGGATGCCAGACATCTCGAAAGATGAGAACGAGAAATTCGTGCAAACGCTGTTTGCGGCCTTTGAGGATAATGGCTGTTCGGTGCGCGGTACAAAAAAGGACATCCTCGATACCATCCGAGAAAACACCTGAAACGATAGGTGCGAATCTCAGAAAAATATTATGTGCTCGACACGAGCGTTCTTCTGTCATCTCCGTACTCTAACGAAAAACAACATTGACCAGGCACATTTCTAAGCGCTGCGACATTTTTCTGGGGGTTTGCAAGGCCGTTTGCAACATTTTTCCGAAATTCACCGATATTTTTTGCAGTCATCCATCACGGATGGCTGCTTTTTTTGTTTTTACGCGAAAAAGTTGCCGATTTGTGCGAATTGCAGATAATGAAAATCAAGGGCAGTTATAGCGGTATTGTCCGCACAGAAATTATCAGAAAGAGATTTTCCAGATAGTTCTGGAATTTTGGAGGAATCATAAATGTACGGTAAACCGATGCATTTCATAGACTGGCTGATTGATATGCCGGAAGAGTTTTCGTTTTGGGTAGAGGACCAGATAGCAGTAATGTCGCCGGTGACGATTGCCGTGGTAATTGTTGTCGCATTGGCTATTTTGGCCGGTATATGGCTTCTCGTCGTCTCTGCTGCCAAGAAGGACGTGCGCAATACCAGCGAGATACTGGCGGGCGTTGAGGAAGTCAATCAGGGATATGAGTTCTATGATGTGGACGAGGAAATTCGTCTCGAATACCCGCTTGAATCCCTTGATAAGTTCAAGGAGGCTTCCCTCGATAAGCTGTTCATGAGCACTGTTCGGAAAAAGATTCCCCAGTTTGAAGAGGCTTTCGGATGGGCGCAGTCGAATGTGATTCAGTTTGCGGCATATAAGGAAGAACTCAAAAGCATCCCCAACTGGACCGAAAAGGACGATGATTGTGGGAGAAAAATCCCTTTCTGGCTGTATAAGCACTATGAGAAGAAGCTGGTCAATGCTGCGGTGTTCGGCACTCCCGTGACCGAGACGACCTTTATTGCGGTGAAACAGTATACGCCGCATAAAGGCAAGCCGATGGAGGAGTCTAAGACCTATTCGATGGCAGAGGCTAAGGAATTCGTAAGACTCGCTAAGGCACACGAACGGGAACGTCAGCAGCGGGAAAACGAGCGGAGGCAGGCATCCTCGCAAATCAAGTACGAGGTCTTGCAGCGTGACAGGTTCCGGTGCGTTGTCTGCGGCAGGACCCCGGAACAGGGCGCGAAACTGCATATTCAGGCGGTAAAGCCGCTTCCGAAACACGAGAGACCATCTGCGGATTGTTTTCGAACCGTGTGCGAGGATTGCCTGAGAAGGAAAGGGTGATGGGCAGAGATGTTTTGTATATGCGTACTTATCATAGCAGCAGCTGCCGTGTATATGGTCGAGGCGTATATCCATACCTACTACGCGATTGAGTATATGCACGGCGCACCGCTGTTCTTTGTGCTTCTGGCGAAATACGCGGCACCGGTCCTGTTCCTGCTCCTGTTCGGGTACTTTGTATTCCGGTACAGGGAGAAGCGGCGGGAATCGGAAAAGCCTGCACAAGATAAGCCAGAAAACCGAGAAGAAGTCTATGCGGAGAAAATTAACGCGACCGTAAAAACGAAAGCCGTGTTCTCAGACCATGCCGACCAGATGCTGTATCAGGTCATGCGGTTCGGGCAGAAGATGGCGGTAGCATACAGCATGACACAGGACAGCAAGACTTCTGGAGAGCAGGCGAAGTGCCTAACGCTGTTGGCATCGGCAGAACGAATATTCTATGACCGGCTGGATGACGCTATCCGCTCGGCATCGATGTTCGATGAGACAGAATACAAAGCTTTCCAACAAGGCATTATCTCGTTCGGAGATACCGATACCGCTAAAAAGAAGCAGGAGATATACGCCGGTATCATCAAGACGATAAACAATGTGGTCCATGATAATGAGCGTCTTATCCTGCGATTAGATTCTCTTGCCTATGCACTCAATCAGCGCTCAGCACAGAATCCGTGGGATACCGATGTGGTCCTGGCAATGTCAAGACTCGATGATGTCATCACTAAGACGAATCAAGACCTTGAACAGGACGAGGAAATCAGCCGCGAGGCTTTGAAACGATATGATACTCTGAATCGAGGTAATTGACCATGACAAGAAAAGGTGTGTTCCCGATAGTAGCGACCTTAGCGGTCGTCGGCGTGGTATTGGCGGTGTTCTCCCAGACAGTGATGCGGGACTCGAATATCAGCACCAATACGATGACAACGGGGCAGGCGTATGCGGATTTGAGCGGGAAGATGAAACGCATCGGTGTACAGGAAGTATCCGTCAACCCGCAGCAGCTTGATGTATCGGAGTTTTTGGACGCGAAAGATGAGTTGCCGGATATCGACTCCTCCTACCCGTTTGTGGTAGAGGGAAACGGTGATGTCAACATTGAAATCTTCTCTTCCGGCGAGAAAGCAGCAGAATCCGGCTCTGATTCTTTCCTGACCAGCATGGCAAAGAAGTTCAACGCCCAGCACAATAAGACTTCCGGAGACAAGACCATGAGCGTCTCTCTACGCTCCGTTCCGTCCGGCACAGCGGCTGAATACATCTCGACGGGAAAGTATCAGCCTGAGTGCTATACCCCTTCAAACACGCTCTTTGGCGAACTGGTGAAGAACGAGGGCGTAGAGTTGTCCGTTGAGGCTGACCGTCTGGCCGGCAATGTGGCAGGTATTCTCGTATCAAAGAAGACAGGGGATATGCTTCGCTCTGAATACGGTGAAGCGTCTGTTTCTTCCGTTCTGAACGCAACTATCGATGGCAAACTCATGATGGGATACTCGAACCCTTACACAAGTGCAACGGGTCTCAACTTCCTTCTTGCGGCCCTTGCAAGCAGCGGCAGCGACACGATTGTCGATACGGCTGCTGTCGAGAATTTTCAGAAATTTCAGGCAAATGTGCCGCTCGTATCCTTCACGACACAGCAGATGGTCCAGTCGGCGGACAAGGGTATCGTGGACGGTGTCGTGATGGAGTATCAGTCCTACCAGAATGACCCGACCTTGCAGCGCAACTACGAGTTCATCCCGTTCGGTGTCCGGCACGATAACCCTCTGTATTCCATCGGGAATGTCTCTGCGGAGAAGAAGGAAGTTATTGCTGCCTTCGTTTCCTTCTGCGCTCAGAACCAGGCAGAGGCGACGAAGGACGGGTTCAATGGCCTCGACGACTATGTCTATACCGGCAAAGTATACGACGGCAATACCATCGCACAGGCGCAGAGTGTCTGGAAGGAAGAGAAAGATTCTGGTATTCCTATCGTGGCGGAGTTCGTTGTCGATACTTCCGGCTCGATGCGCGGCGAACCCCTGAATGCCCTGAAAACCGCGATGATAAACACCATCCAGTATATCAATGACGACAACTATATTGGCATTATTGGCTTTGATTCGGATGTCAGGGAATACCTGCCCATCGACCAGTTCTCCCTGACCCAGAAAACCCTGTACAAGGGTGCCGTGAACTCCCTCGACGCGAACGGCAGCACCGCAATGTACAACGGTCTTTGCGTTGCGATGGACCGCATCTACAAAAAATCTCAGGAACTGGGTGGGAATTGCACGCCCATCATCTTTGTGCTCACGGATGGTGACAACAATACCGGTTATGACTTCTCCGATACGAAGAACATCATTGCCGGTATGGATATCCCGATTTATACCATCAGCTACAACTATGCAGCGGATAGTCTTTCGGAGCTCGCTTCCATCAACGAGGCGGCAGCTATCGTTGGCAACAGCGAGGATATTACCTATAAGCTCCGCAATCTGTTCAATGCAGAGATGTAACTCAAAAGCGCGGTTTTGTCCGCGCAGCTGCTCAAAAAGACAGCCTCCACGCGGCGAGCAGCGGACAACGGGAAACAGTCCCGGCAAATCGTCTTTCAGAACGGAAGGTGGGATAGCACTATGCGAGTACAACAGGTCCCGAACTCTCCCTATTTTATCCATTACGACGATAACGGTTATTGCTGTATATCCAAAAGCAGAAAAAGCCAAGAATCCATCCCGGAATCCGAGATGCAGGAGTTTCTTGATGCAGTAGCCAATGGCCTGCTTTATATCGAAAAGGAACGAAAGAACAGATACCAACGCATTGACGAAGCTAAGAAAGCGGCTTTTGCTAAAGGCGAAGCGGAAGGCAGAGAAGATAAGCTGCTCGCCACGGTAAAAACGTTGAAGGATGAGCGGGAACAGAACCAATATCACGGGTCCGGTGGTTTTCGAGATGGGGATGAAATTCTCCATGAATTAAACGAATGGTTGATGTGTGAATGACTATGATGGGAAGTATTCCGATTCCAAATACCAGATTTTATCTAACCAGCATCGACGGTAAGAAGTGGTTCATAACAGAATATTACAGAACCGCACCGTTCAATCCTGCAAAAGAAACATATGACTTATACAAAGCGTTTGCAGAAGCCTTTCGAGAAAACGAAAGAGAAGAGCAGGAATTTTCTGAAGAACTCAAAGAAGCAGTGAAAAAAGCCTACGGTAACGGCTTAAACGCGGGACGGCACAGTCATCTATCCGCTCCTGCAAGTCTAAGCGAAGGCAGACCGGGACGTGAACAATACGATGGTTTCTATGCTTGGTATGCTGCTCATGGACGATAAATACCCAACAAATTGAAAGGAGGAAAACAGGGCTATGCCACTTTATTCACGAGAAGCTGCGAAAAAAGCCTACGGCAATGGCATATACGCCGGGCGGCATAGTGTTGATTTCGGCTGAACCTAACAAAAAAGAAAAACGGCACAGGAAAGCGGCAAAACGAATATGAGCATAGCAAAAATCGAAACTGCATCAGGCGTAACGCTGGTCCTCAATGGCAACACGGTCTTTGCCTCGGACGATACATCCTACTGGCTGCAAGGGGCAAAAGTCATTGGTGACGATGGGCATGTCTATGGGCATGCCGAGACTATTCGAGACGCCCTGTGCCTCGTCTTGGCAAAGTACGGCGGGCTAAAGGGAAACAGCACAAAACAAACAAAACCAGTAAAGGCGGTGAGGACATGGTAGTGTACACGAAATCAGGCGTGACGGTGAATTGCTGCGGCAATCTCCTGATTGCATCGGACGGCAAGACCTACAACCTCTGCGGCAGGATGCTGACCTGCAGCGGCAAAATCATCAGCTACAACTGCCAATCGAAAGACGAAGCGCTGGGTACGGTCGTGGGGCTGTACGGCGGTAGAAGGTTTTAGGGAGGTACACTATGCAAACGGTCATGACAAACAGCGGTGTTGAGCTGCGTGTTGAGAGCAACATCATTTATACAACAGACTCGAAGGCATTCTGGCGCAGCGGGAACATGTTGGTCGGAAACGGCACTGTCATCAGCTACCAGTGTCGCTCGATGGATGAGGCGGTCGATATGGTCGCCGCCTTGTACAACGGAAAGAAAGCAGAAGCAACGTAGGCATAATCCTCTGTAAAAGTATACGCCGTTCACCTTTTCGGGTGGACGGCTTTTTGCTTTGTGTATATAGCGATTCGGAAGCAAAGCAAGCTGATTTTACCAGCACTTTGATATTATAAGGCATGATTTCCAGCAGTTTGATATTCTACGGGCAGTTGCACAGCCGTGCGAATTGCATACAATGGGAATTGGAGAACAAAAAGAGCGATGCAAGGATGTATTTATAATAAATAGGGCTGCTTTTGTAAATCAGCACGAAATTAAACGAAACGCGAAGAGAATACAAGAAAAGACGAATGAAATCCGGCTGAGGCGAATAAAACTTGCGCCGAGTAGTTTAAAGTCCGGACAATGGGACAGCTTAAGTGGTAGAATGAAACTAGGAATACCTAAAATCAGATTTAACCGAAAAAACAAAAAACATGAATGAATGATTAGTTGCTAAAAAAGTAACTGCTCGCTTATATACCCGACCAAAAGAAATGACCAAAATCTGTTTAGGAAGGATAGGCACAAAATGGCAAGAAGGAAAGCAAACGACTTGGAAAATCAGATGTCGCTCATGGACATGATGGCATCGGAAAGCCCCGAATACACCGAGGAAGGCCCGGAAGAACTCTTGGACCCCGGCGAAGATACAGGGGACAGTGAAGGGCAGACGGATAAACCATTCAAACTCGTGGCGAACAATACCACGAAGGCAAAGGCAAGCATCTCCACGCAGGCGCTGAGTGTTGTGAAGGCGATATATGCTGATACGGTCGAAACGAATTGGGAAGAGTTGTTTGACGGGTTCGACAGACTCTATGCTATCACTTTTTCGTCCGGTATCGAGTTTGTGAATAAGGTCATCAACAAGTTCTCGTATGCGGAAGTCGTGTTCGGATGCGAGAAAATCATCGCCAACGACATCGCTGCCATTATGTCGGTGCAAATCGACAGCGTGCAGCGGCTCGCAAAGTCTAAGTCGGCAGGAAACCTTGCGAACCGCCTCGATGACGGGTCCTTGCAGCTTTATGTATCGCGGGACACAAAATCGCACGAGAAAATCTTTATTTTGGAGAGCGCTGACCATAAGCGAGTCCGAGTCATTACCGGCAGTGCCAATATGTCGGCATCGGCGTTTTGCGGCATTCAGCGAGAGAATATCGTCTGCTTCGATGATGAGGCGGCATTTGCGCATTACAAGGTTCTGTTCGAGACCTTCAAGGAGACCTGCTCAGACAATGTCTCCTATAAGGCAGTCGTGAGCACTATGAATCAGGAAGATTATCTGAAAGAGAACATCAAAGAAGTGCCCGTCTTCCAGTCTATCGAAAAGCAGAAGCTTGTCTTTCTGGAGCAGGCGCAGCCTGAGGATGAGGTCGAATACGAGATAGTTGCCGATGTCAAGAAGATGCAGGAGCTCGTCAAGCCGATTATGCCTAAGATGCCGGTACAGGCGAATCGTATTGTGGTGGCAGCGGAACCGATGCGCGTTTTTACGAAACGATATACCGAGGTTCGGCGTGTAGCAGCTGAGGCTGTTAAGCAGCTTCCGAAACTGCATATCGACTATGATGCCGGGACCATGACCTTCAACGACGAGAATATCGACCTCAATCCGAATCTTAGCGAGGTGGCAAAGAACATCAAGAGCATCCAGAAGTTCTTCTCAGGCATGGACTACTTTTACGGCGATGTCGAGCAGGCTAAGAAAGACTACTTTAAGTACATGACTTGGTATCTGGCTACTCCGTTCATGGCGTATCTACGGTATTTCGCATCGAGGAACAACTACGATACCAAGCTGTTCCCGATGTACGGCGTTATATACGGTGATTCTAATGGCGGCAAGACGACCTTTATCAAGTTCCTTGTCAAACTCATGTGCGGGGAGACCGTAAAGATGAACACAACGGAGGATTTTACAGCCACAAGAATCGATGGTCTCAAACGAGTTTGCGAGGGACTGCCGCTGAATATCGACGACCTCGCCAAGACCCAGTTCCAGAACCATTCAGAACGGGTAATCAAGAACGATGAATGGGGAATCTCTGATAGGCTCGTGAACTATCCTGCTGTATCTATCACATCCAATAAAATCACTTCGTTGACGAAAGACCTCTCGAAACGCGCTATCATCTGTCGAATCGGTGCTAAAATCGACAACGAGCGCGGTGCCAAGAACTCGAAGCGTGTGAATGAGAGTATGTCGGAGCTGACTACCGCGTTCTATGGGGAGTATGTCCGCCGAATGCTTGTTAGCATCGATGAGATGACGACGGAAATGCGTGAAAATGCGAATGGCAAAGAATACTTCCCAGATATCTTCCACGCTTCGTCCAGTGTCATTGCAGATATCTTCGAGGCTTGCGGAATCGATTTGCCGGACTATGTGCGTATCCTGTATTACAACGACTACATGGGTGATGAGAGCATTGGTCGTGCTGCGATTGAGAAAATAGAACTTGCATGGCAGGCTGACCCGAGCAAGTTCCGGGTGGATAAGAAGCAGAACCGGCTCATTTATACCTACCCGCAGGATGGACCCTGATACGAACTGAAATACATTGCAGACGAGCTGCCGAACTCCCTCGAAGCAGAGATTTCTGGCGGCAACCAGCTTATCATGAACTACGAGCAGGCACAGGAATTGTTCGGCATCAAGTTTCGGCGCTGGCTGGGCATCTTTAATCTTTAATGCGATAGGCAGGTTCTTTCCGGAGCCTGCCTTTTTATTTCGCAAAAATTGTTGCCTATTCGTGCGAATTGCGTACTATGAAGTATACAGGCAAGCGATATTACCGCTGAAAACGACTGCCGAACAGAGAAAGGAAAGACTATGAACGAGCAAAATTTCGTTGAAGATACTCAGGATTCTACTGAAGATATTCAGTATCAGGCGTATGTGGCACTGGTCGAGGATTTCAAGGAATTCATCGATACGACAGTAAAGGCCGGCAAGGATTCCTATAAGCATGTAGACTTGTTCAACGGCAAGCCTTTAGAGGAGTCCGTGACGCATACTGTGCCGCTGGAAGATGACAAGGCGCAGCTTCTGGCTGCGGCGTGCATGGACTTGGCAAACTCGACTCTGTGGCTGTACTACCACCAGAATAAGTTCAAGGATACGGAGTTCGCCGAGGTCGTCAACAACAACTATCCGAAATATCAGGTCCGAGTACAGCAGGAGATGAACCAAGAGGGAGGACAGTTTTATCTGCGCAGCTGGTATTCGCTGGCTCAGAAGATTTCCAGAGAGTGCCAGCTGAAAGCGTTCGAGGGCTACAAGCCCAAGGAGCAGATGACATATGTAAACATCTATCTGCTCGTCTATGCTGCCATGAAGTCCCTGAAAAACGGGTCTTTGAGCCGTATCATGGCAAATGTCGAGCACGACTCCGATAAAATCGGAAACCTCGCGTTCTATTTCTTCACCTACATCCTTGAAGTGTTGGAGAGGCCTCTCGGATAAAAGAATGACCCTACACATGCTGCTTTGGTGTGTGCAGGGCTTTTTTGTTCAAGGTGTCTGTCGCACAATCTAAATAATCTTTTTTAAAAGGTGACATCAAATAAGCTCCGGGGGCTGTATTGCTCCCGGAGTTTGCTATTATTGGGGTTGCATCGGCTTGTTGCAATCCATAAAGCGTGGGTCTCGCTATTTTCGTTCTGAACACAGTTTGCCCTTGCCTGGGTTGTGTCAACGGCATGGGATGTTTTTGAAAACGTGGTGCAGAAAATTTCTCTCAATAGGCTCATCCACAGAAAAACATAGGGTTCAACCAAAAACTCGCTGTAAAAAGTGTGGATTTCAGCAAAAACTCGTTGGGAAAATGTGCAAGGACACAAAACTGGTAGGAGTTGCAACTCATACACAATACTGAGAGTTTTCTTCGCCGCGTTCAAAAAAATAGGTACGCCCGCACAATGTCGGCATACCGATATACGACGACCAAACATTGCAGCGCAGCCATCGCCGTTTCGTTTTGAGCACAGTTTCCTCTTGCCAGGCTGTGCGAATGGCATACACTTATAATTGTACGATAGATAGCAGCATAATAAACGACTTCCGTACAATTCACATTCTGACGAAGAAGAGCAGATTCACCCAAGTGGTGTGTCTGCTCTTTTTTTGTTGCCAACGAATGAAAGAGGTGTAAGACCATGGCAAAACCCTGGACAGCAGAAGAATTAGCGATTATGAAGCAGCGGTATCCGAAAGAGGGCGCGAGTGATGCGCTCGTCAAGACCTTGAACCGCACGAAGCAGGCGATTCACTTCAAGGCTCAGCAAGTTGGGCTTCGCAATGTGAAACGAAAGAGATTTACTGACGAAGACATCGAAATTCTGAGAGAGCGGTATCCGAACGAGGGTGCCAGCAAAGACATCCAGAAACTGCTCTGCAGAAGCGCCGCGACCATTAACAGAAAGGCTCGTCTGCTCGGCATAAAAGGCACTCGGCATTATTGGACCGAGGAGGAGTTGAAGATTCTGGCTGAACGATACCCGAAGGAGGGGGCAAGCCAGGAACTGGTGCAACTGTTTCAGCGCAGTGCCTATCTCATCGGTATCAAGGCTAACGCATTGGGGCTCCGATACGAAAATAGACGCCGGTGGACCAAGGAAGAGGAGGATATTCTCATTGAGAGGTATCCTTGGGAAGGTGCAAGCGAGAGTCTTCTGAAAGACCTCAACCGCAGCCGTGCTTCTGTCTTGAACCATACGAGCATCATGGGCCTTGTGTACCAGAAGCGCTCGACTTGGACAGCTGATGAGGAGAAGGTGCTCCGGGAACGCTTTCCCGAGGAAGGCGCAAGTGAATCTCTGCAGAAAACCCTGAACCGCCCAGCCGCTGCCATCTACTGCAAGGCGATGCGCTTAGGATGCAAGAAACCCGCCAAAAAGAATCGCAAATGACCTCTTGCACATCCGTGCGGCTCGAGGTATACTAACCCTGTAATCAAAAAGAATTATCTTTTGCGAGGACTCCGCTACTGGCGCAGTTCTCGTTTTCTTTTTGCCAGAATTTCCGCATGGCCCACAGAGCACTGGCACTACTCGCCGCCTGCCGCCAGCCAGCCAGCAGGGTACACACCGGAAACACAGCAGAGAGGTTCCGGTGTGGATGCCGGTGCGGGATAATGCATGTTCAGAACAGAAAACAAAAATGCTGCCGCCCAGCTAACGGGTAGCAGCATTATTTTTTGTCTGGGATAGTCAGAGGCTATAGGTTAAGTATTAGACGCGAACGCCCATCTCGTCAGCCTTGTCATCCTCGACAACCAGATAGTAGTACACGTCACCGAACTCTAAGCCCAACTCATCGGCATACTTTTTCAGAGTGTCAGAGAACACTTTCAGGTTAAAGCCATTGCCGGGATGCTCTTTCTGCCATGCTTCGATTTCCCGCTTCGATGCGGCAACACAGGGTCTATCTTCCTTGTCGTCATCGTCAAAGGTGAATCCGTCTACCAGACGGCGGGGGGTATCGTCCGAAGCCTCATTCTGGATGACATAGGCGACGATAGCGGCTTTGCTGTTATAGTCCGAGTTCTCCGCGAAGAAGTCCTCGATGTCGCCATGCCGTACAACAACATTCTCGTAGAAATCCTTGATTTCGTTGTCGGCGTACTCGTTCGTCATGACCTTCTTATGGTTTTTAAGGAACTTGATGAAGGTCTCGTCGCTCAGGTTGTCAGCATAGAATCCGAGTGCATCCACACGAACTTTCACAAGACTGGTCAGGAACTTCTCCATTTTCGCAAAGTCATGCTTTGCTGTAAATGCCTTCTTCAGGTTTATAGTATAGTAAAAAACAGGGAAGTCTTGAATATCTACACCGCTTTCCCTGAAATTCTCTCCTACTTTGTCGATAGCCTTGCGCAAGAAGGGTGCATACTTGTACAGTGCATCGACATCGGTGATGTAGTCGGTAATGTACAGCTCATTGTTTTTGCTGTAATGACCCAAGAGCCCGACGGCCACAGAAAGGCGGATGCCACGCTGAAAATTTGTCAAATCGAAAGTAACGGGGTAAATGACATTCGCAACAGTACCGTCCTCAGAATACTCGACGGGAGCCGAGCAGCGATGAATACCGAAAAGGTCATAGCCGTCCTTGTGGATGCTCATGTACTGATTCTCGAGGATGACGAGATTATACAGCGGCAACGCCATCGGAATCTGCGCTTTCAGGAATTCAAGGAAATAATTGACGTTCTCGTGAATCCATGTGTAGTCGTCCACGGTTTCGATGCGTTTCTGAGACTCCACGACATCCTCACCCGGAAGCGGCTCATAACCGCATGCCTGACGAAGCTCGTTTTCCGTCACGGCATCCGTTGCCTTGGCGATTTTCTTCAAGGTGACCTCGGTAGGCTGAGACTGTGTTTTGCCGTTCGCAAGACGGTTCACATATACGCGGCCGAGATGCGATGTCTGGGAAAACTGCTCCTGTGTCCGCGTACCGATGGCTTTCTTGACGAGCGCCGCCAGCTTATCGGGGTCATATCCCGCATTCTCCTTATCATTATACTCGGAACTGTCATCCTTGTTCAGCCAGCCGTCAAGAATCGAATACCCGATATCATGCAAGGAAGCATATACATGTCCGTCTAAGTCTTTGGAGGGGGACGGCATGTGTGCGTTGTCTTCAAGGCACTCCACCTTTTTGCACAGGTGTGCGCACTCGCTGGCAACAAGAATGTACGGCGCATTCAACTCTTTTAGCCTTGGAATGCGGTCGTTGCTGTCGCGGAGCAGTTTTGCCAGATATACAATATCTGAAAGCTGGTCAGGAGCCATCTTCTTGAAAACATCTGTACCGAGTTCGATTTCAGTGATGACAGGTAGAGTAACAGAGGCATCGATGTCTTTGGCGTATTGCAGGATAGCATCGACGACAAAGTAGTAGCTATCATATGCCTTGTAATCGATATGGACAACGGTATCCGTTTTTTTTATAGGGACAATCGTTCCTTTGCCATCTTTAACACCATAGAAAGCCGAAACGGTCATGAAATCTTCAAGGACCTTCTCATCAACATGCAATGCCTCGGAAATCATCGGCAGCTGCTTGCGAAACAGGACAGGGGCATTCAGCTTGACAGAGAACATATAGCGGCTCCTTTCGCGTGTATCATTTTGTAGCTTTGTGTATCTTACTGTAACTATTATACAGAAGCGCTGGGGGAATTGCAATAGGAGAAACAACAAAAAGATACAAAAAAGTACACGAAGATACAAGAACGAAAGGTATGGGAAGAGGTTCGCCCTATTTCCGTTCTGGACGAAGCAGTTTGGGATAGGCGTCGCGCCAGGGAATCCAGCTACTGCCGTTCGGTATGTTGCTAACGGGCTGCAAAAAAGAAGGAAGCGAGGTTGCCGACGAATTTCTCTTGTGTTCGGCGCTTGGCAGTTGCACATTCGTGCGAATTGGATACAATGGAGACTATAAAGTGATTTAGTATGTATGCCGCAGGGATTCGTTCTCTGCGGCTTGATTTTTCTCGAAAAGAGGTACAAAGATGCGAAATCGGAAGAAAGCCCAGAAGGCTGCTTCTCTTGTCATGGCAGTCATGATGACTTTGACCTTGGTGCTGGGTACGGTGGTGCCGGTCGTTTTGCAGACGGTAGCTGTTTTCTAAATTCTCATAGTTTGTTCTAGCCCCGCGTGGATGAATGTCTGCGCGGGGCTTTTTTGTTTTTGTGGAGGAAATCATGGCGGAAAAGAAGCGGCAATATTCACGAGCGCTCGCACAGAAACGGTGTCTGGAAGCGATTGAGCGGGCCATTCTCATCAATAAGAGCGAGGCGGAAAGACCTTTCGTGTTTCAGGTACAGGAATTGGTCGTGTTCGGACCTCTGGTCGATACCGATGCACCCACAGTCCACGGGGTAGATATCCTTGCAACTACGGCGCGGCATCACAGATACCGGAATCGGGACGAGGCATTTCACAGTGACAGCGAGGATTTTATCAATAAGTACGCTCCGTTCAGTATCTGTTCGTGGCGGTTCCGGGAAGAGTTTCCGGAAAAGGATATGCTGAACTACCTCAAAGGCCGGCACATGGGTATCGTGACGATGTACGGGCAGCAGGACAGGGCCTTGCTCGATGAGGGCAGATTCTTCACCATTATCCGTGACGGCAAGGTTCAGGCTGACCAACTGGATGCTTTGAAGGAACTGTTCCGAGGTCGGGCATGAGCACCGTTACGCTGATGCAGGGAGACTGCTGCGAGAAACTGAACGGGATTTCGGCACATTCCGTGAACCTCGTCTTAGCGGACCCGCCCTACGGTATCACACATCAGGCTTGGGATACGGTATTGCCGTTTGAGGATTTCATCATGAAGGACCGGAAGCTGCTAAGCCTGTCAGAGTTTCTTCTTTCCTGCTACAAGGCGGGGATTTCCTATGTTGATGCAATGTCCGAATGGACCCAAAACAAGAAGCATGGGATTTGGACACAGCTGGATAGAATCCTAACCGAAAACGGCGCAGTGATTCTTTTCTCGGCGGGGGCGTACACCAAGACCCTGATGGACAGTAAAGTCATACCGTGGCGGTATAACCTCATCTGGCAGAAGACATCTCCGGTAGGATTCCTCAACGCGAACCGGATGCCGCTAAGGGCGCATGAAGACATCTTGGTGTTTTACAAGAAACTGCCAACCTACAACCCTCAGAAAACCTCGGGGCATCCGAGAAAGGTCTCAACGGCGGAGCATAAGCGGAACTCTAAGATGACTGAGGATTACGGGAAATACAAGGCAAAAAGCTACGACAGCACCGAGAGATTTCCCACAAGCGTATTGACCTTTGCCACTGATAAGCAGAAATGCGCAGCGCACGGCACACAGAAACCCGTAGCGTTGTGTGAGTGGCTCATCAGGAGTTACACAAATGAGGGCGATACGGTCCTTGATTTCTGTATGGGAAGCGGCTCGACCGGCGTGGCGGCAATAAATACGAATAGAAACTTTATCGGCATCGAAAAGGATGCCGATTTTTTTGATGTTGCGAAAGAGCGAATCGCCGATGCGACGCAAAGCCGTTGAAGATACCGCTATGTGTTTTCGCACATCGACCAATAAAAAGCATCTTAAACACACGCGTGCGTTCGATAAATGAACGCGTGTGTTTTTTGTGCATTCTGCGCATTTAACGCTCATTTTTTGTAGGGCCAAAAATGAATAAGAATAAAGTATACACGCATGTTTCGCTGTTTTCTGGTGCAGGGGGACTTGATATCGGCTTAGAGCAAGCCGGGTTCCACACGGTATGGGCGAACGACTTCAACCACGATGCCTGTGAGACCCATAGGTTGTGGAGTAATGCCACGGTGGTGGAAGGCGATATCGGCAAAGTAGACTACGATACTATCCCGGATTGTGATATCGCATCTTTCGGATTCCCGTGCCAGGGTTTCAGTCTGTCGGGGCCAAGGAAAATTGATGATAGTCGGAATGTGCTCTACCGGCATTGCGTGAAACTGGTCGAGAAGAAGCAGCCGAAGCTGTTTCTCGCTGAGAATGTCAAAGGCTTGCTGACACTGGGCGGCGGAAAAATCAAGGACGCTATCATCGCGGATTTCGAGAGCAAGGGATATGTGGTGTCCATCAACCTTGTCAATGCTGCGGACTACCATGTCCCGGAAGATAGACAGCGAATCCTCCTTGTGGGCATCCGAAAAGACCTCGCTGAGAAGTATGGCGTAGAGTTCAAGGTTCCTGCACCGTTTCCTGACCGCATCAGTATCCGGCAGGCGTTAGAGAGTTTAGCACCGGCGGCAGAGAATGAAATCTGCAAAGAAGCCTATTCATCACGCTACATGTCCCGGAACCGGAAACGCGCATGGGACAGCGTATCGTTCACGATTCCCGCGATGGCTAAGCAAGTGCCTCTCTGGCCCGGGTCGCCTGACATGGTGAAGGTCGGCAAAGACCTTTGGCAGTTCGGTGAGGAAGGTAGTACCAGACGGCTGTCCTATAGAGAAGCAGCCGCTATCCAGACATTCCCGAAAGATATGGTCTTTTGCGGAAATCTAACGAGCAAGTATAAGCAAATCGGAAATGCAGTGCCTTGCGAACTTGCAAGAGTCGTGGGTATGGAACTGTACAGTATCCTGAAGAAAATCGAAGAACAAGAAAGTCATTGTCCGGCATGAGTGATTCGTGCCGGATTTTTTATTGGAGTCATCATGCCAGAGACAAGAAAATACACCGTTGCTGACCTGTTCGCGGGTGTAGGTGGATTGAGTTACGGGTTTTCAAGGAACGACCGCTTTGAAATCATCTTGGCAAACGAGATGCAAAAGGATATTGCGAAAGCATATACCCTCAACCATCCTGCGGTCAATATGCTGCAAGGAGACATCAAAGATTTGTCCGAAGATGTCCTCCGTCAAACGATAGGAAACCGGACAGTGGATGTCGTGGTCGGTGGCCCGCCGTGTCAGTCATACTCTACGCTCGGTAAACGGCAGATGGATGCGCGGGCAAATCTCTTCATGGAATACAAGCGCGTTCTCTGTATCCTGCATCCGAGAGCCTTCTTGTTCGAGAATGTCAAAGGCATTCTGAGCATGGATAAAGGAGCCCTGTTTGAGCATGTCCGCAAAGAATTCGAGGATATTGGGTACAGCCTCCAATACAAAATCCTCAATGCCGTAGACTACGGTGTACCGCAGCTGCGGGAACGGGTCATTCTTGTCGGGTTCTTGGGCGAGAATCCCTTTCAATACCCGGAGCCGACACACGGAGAAGGGCTACTGCCGTATGTAACGCTGCAAGATGCACTTAAAGACCTGCCTGCGCTCTCGTGCGGGGAGGAAAGCACCGTGTATGCCGCTTCTCCCGATAACGAGTTTCTTTCATGGGTCCGGCAGGGAGGCTCCGATAAGCTTGCGGAGCATAAAGCCCCGAACAACAGCGCCCATCTTCGCAAAATCATGACGGCGCTCAAAGATGGGCAAGGCAAAGATGATTTGCCGGAAGAACTCAGACCTAAGAGCGGGTTCAAGAACACCTACGCGAAACTCTGGTGGGAGAAACCCGCCACTACCATCACACGGAACTTTGCCTGTCCCTCCTCATCGAGATGCATCCATCCGAGAGATTCGAGGGCACTCACGATACGCGAAGGAGCACGGCTGCAGAGTTTCCCGGACAACTATCAGCTCTACGGCTCGGATTGCCTGAAACGATTAGAAATCGGCAACGCCGTCCCGCCGCTGCTTTCTATGGCATTGGCTGAACAGATGCTGAAAGCACTTGATACAGAAAAATAACACACCTACAGATTCTCGGCACTAAGTAGCCGGGAGCGAGGGCTTTACATGAATAATAATAACGCCGAATGGCAACACGAATTCTACTTGACGCATGACAAGTACCGGATGCAGAGGCAAGGGACGGATTGCTACAAGGTCGTCAAGGACCTTACTCGTATACTGCAGCTGCCTACCATTGCGAAACTCACGACCGACAACGAATCAGTCATCAGTGATTTCCGACTGAACAGCGGCGAGTATGGTCTTGAACCCTACGATGAATACGCTATCAAGGTGGATGACACCTACGGTGCATCATTCTATATCCTTGTCCATAGAAGGGCTAATACGACCTTCCTGTGCCCGATTCTCGTGGGCTTTGAGGGTGAGAACACCTGCGCCATGGTCATGCCTACCGATAACTGGCGGATGCGGGAAATGACGGCATTTGTCGAGCTGAGAAGGGCTGAGAAGGAATTCGGCGTGGACGGGTTAATGATGGCGGTGAACACCCGGAATGGGGTATACGGCTGCCTTTCCGTTCTGAACGAGTCTGGCAACCTGCTGGAACGGTGGCTGCGAACCGAGCGCGATTCCCTGCATATACGGAACTCTGTGACGGCTCCGAGCTCAGCGGCGCTGATACTGCAAATCTGGCTGCATACGATATGTCTCTGGAAAAGGCGGTGTCTGAGTCGGAAAGTTGAGCAGCGTATCGTACACGCAAACGGTGAGCAGGAATCGGTCAAGGATGTCAGAGAATGCCTGAACACCTCCAAGCAGACTGTCGTGGACCTCAAAAAGGGCATCGTCGTCTATGTGAATGACAGTGCCTGGAAACGTGCATTTGCAGGGTTCTGCGTGCTCCAATCTGAGCGCTGCGGGCATTTCCGGCACTTGCAAAGCGGCAAAGTCGTCTATATCCGACCTACGACCGTTCACTACAAGAAGCTGAACCCCAACAAGGCTATCAGTCAGACTGCCAAGCCGGTAATCTACCGAAATACGGAAGATTTCCTGCGCGAGAAATCTTATCTCGAAAACGATGTGCTCATGATGCTGAAATGCAACGGCATCGAGTATCAGCGGGAAAAGATGTTTCCGTGGATGGGCAAGAAGCGCTTGGATTTCTTCCTGCCGGGCAAGAGCATCGCCATCGAGTGTCAGGGCGTGCAGCACTTTTATCCCTACGGCAGCGATGACAAGGATTTTGAGGCACGGAAACAACGAGACATCGACAAGTACAACGAATGTACCAGTAATGGTGTGCAGGTTCTTTATTACATGAGTGACATGATTCCGCTGCCTGACAAGATGGCGAGAAAATACCGGTATGTGACCAGCCTCGATGAGTTGCTGGCGATTCTGAACGATAAATAATTGATTTTTTTGCCTCCGATGTTACGGCATCGGGGGTTTTGGTTTTGGGAGGATACTATGAGCAAGGGAATGCGTACAGAGGATGAGGTTCGTGACAGCGCCAAGCTGGTTCTTGGCTTCGATAAGACAGAAGATGGAGTGCAGCAGGGAACAGGGCAAATCACCACCTTCAACCAGCTGGGATTCCGTGGCTGTAATGATAAACCGGATGGCTGGTATCTACCGGATGACGCCAGCAAACCCGCCATCATTTTGGAGACGAAATCGGAAATAGAAGGTGTTTCCAAGGAAAAGCATGCCAAGGAACTGTTCAAGAATATCGATGTAGTTGCCAAGAAATACTCCAAGACCATCGGTATTCTTTATAGCGGCAGTGCTATCCGCGTATTCAGGAACAAAATCGAGCTGTCTGATGCGTCCAAGCGCTTGGAAAACAAGGATTACTACATCCGCCTGTGTACGAGCCAGAAACTCGACAGCAACTACATCTTCGAAATCACGCAGAAAATCAACAACAGCCTGCATTTCAAGTTCGGTATGACGGACTTGCAGGACCGGATGATTTTCACGGCTTGTGCCCTTGTCGCCCAGCGTTACAACCCTCAGAACGGTCTTCAAAAGCTGAAAGACATGGATTACAGCACCTTCCATAACTGGATTTACAGTGCCCTGTCTAAGGCTCTGGAAGAGGATAAGAAGCAGAATAACAAGCTGGATGTACTCTTGGAGGAGTATGCCTCTGTCCGTATGTCTATCACGGAGAATCAGGAAGCCATCAACGATTTCATCGACAATGTCTGCCAGATTGCCGACCTCGTCAATTCCGATAACTGGAATGGCGAAGATGTCATGGCAATCTTCTTCAATGAATTCAACCGCTACCGTGGCAAGGCTCAGGCGGGACAAGTGTTTACCCCGGACCATGTTGCATCCTTTATGTACCGACTCATTGATGTGAATATGAATGACCGGGTTCTGGATGCCACCTGTGGTTCCGGCACCTTCCTCGTAAAGAGCATGTGCAATATGATTCGTGAGGCTGGCGGCAGCAACACCAGCAAGGCGAAGCAAATCAAGTCTGAGCAGTTGTTTGGTATCGAGATGTACCGGAAAGTCTACGCTCTGGCCTGTGCTAACATGATGATTCACAAGGACGGCAAGACCAACCTTGTGCAGATGGATGCCACCTCGGCTGAGGCGACAGAGTGGATTCGGAAACAGAAAATCACAAAGGTCCTGATGAACCCGCCCTACGAGAGACGGTATGGTTGTGCAACAATCGTTGGCAATGTGTTGGATAGCGTTCCTGCAGGTACAAAGTGCGCATTCATTCTTCCTGACAAAAAAATGGAGAAGGAATCCAAGCTGAAAGCCCTGCTGGAACGGCATACTCTGACCACCATCATCAAGCTGCCTGAGAACGTTTTCTTCGGTTTGGGTGTTACTACTTCTATCTTCATCTTCGAGACTGGCAAGTCTCAGAATGGGCGCAACATCAAGGGCTACTATGTTGCTGATGACGGTCTGGAGACGGTCAAGAACAAGGGTCGGCAGGATGTACACGACAAGTGGCCCACGCTGGAAGATTACTGGGTCAAGGCGATTCAGGATGACAACGATGACCGCTACAACACCCGCCAGCTTATCAATCCGGCTGAACATCTGTCCTATCAGATGCCGGAGAAGCCCTTTGAGTTGTACGAGGAAGACTTTATCAAGACCGTGATGGACTACGAGATGTACAAGCGTGGCATCAACGCCAAGGAGTTCGGGGACAAACTGCTGCAGAAGGTGCTCTACGGTTCGACTGTGACCGGCACTGAGGAAGGCACGAACATTCTGATGGAGAAAGGAGAGGACAATAATGGGGAAGATTGATACTTCCGAATGGAAGGAATATCGAATGTCCGACCTTGGCTTTACGGTTTGTCATGGCTCTCGCATTACAAAAGCGGAAAGGGTTGAAGGCGATACAGTCTTTTTGACTGCTGGTTTTGAAAACTGTGGCGTGGTTGGCACTATTGGAAACGAGAATATCGATGTTTGGGAAAAGCCCATCACGGTAGATATGTTTGGAAATGTGTTCTATCACGACGAAACCTGTGCAGGAGACGACAATATCTATGCGTTTCTCAATAGTAAGCTATCGAGGACGGCAAAACTGTTTGTAGCTTCCTCTATTGCATCGGTAACGCAAAGTAAATACTCATATCAGCAGCAGTTTAGGCAGGGTGATGCAAATAAACTGTCGGTATATCTCCCCGCCACCCCTGACGGTGCCCCCGATTGGGCTTATATGGAATCCTACATGGCAAACCTTGAAGCCAAAGTCGCCGAGTCTTTGACTCTGCTGCAGGCTGCGAAAGATGAGGAGAAGAAAAAGGTGGATACGAGGGAGTGGGGAGAGTTCCGGGTGGGGGAGTTGTTTGATATTCATCCAACCAAGGCTTATAAATCCACAAATGCAGAATTGCTTGATAACGGAGAGACACATGTCGTTGTAAATTCAGCATACAACAACGGAGTCGGTGGATTAAGCACATTTAAACCTACTGAACAAGGCAACATGATTACCTTTAGCGACACAGTGGATGCTAACACCATTTTTTACCAAGACAAGCCTTTTATTGGCTACCCTCATGTGCAGGGACTCTATCCTATTGGAATCTATTGCAAAAAATGGACCGAATTGAGTTTGAAGTATTTCGCTACAGTATTCCGTCAGAAGGCTTTATCAATCGGATTTGATTACGGCAATAAATTTCGACGGGACATCGCAATCAAATTGTACGTCCTACTTCCTGTGGACAAGACCGGCCAGCCTGACTGGGCGTATATGGAAGAGTATATGAGGAAGGTGGAAGAGCGGGTGAAGAAGACAATAAATACATTTTGCGTTATTCGTAAAATCAAATATGACTGTTGAGTAAGAGGCGAGAAAACCATGCGAGATGTTAAAAAAATCGAAAGAAAACTCTGCCTAACAAATTCTGCAGCCGCCAAGATTTGCAGCATAGCAAACAAAAAGGGTGAAGATAAAAACAAAATTCTCGCCGCAAAACAGATGCTAGTTTATTATCTTGGTGATATATTAGTGATTTTGCGTAAGGAGTCTTATGTTCCTGATGACGCATTGCTTTTGATTTTAAAAACCAGTATGTGTCTAAATGCAATCAGGTATCTATTTCAAGCCACACTGGAAAGAGATTGCTCAAGTTACCTAAGTGACGATGAAAAGAAAACAATCGTTCGATTTAGAACATTAAGAAGCATTACAACGGCTCATCCATTTGATACGAACCGTGGCTCTCCATCCGATTTTGGAAGACAAGGCACAGAATGGTTCGTTGACATTCATCCGTTCTGTGATTTAGACAAATTTATGGTGGGCGGAGATTGTGGTTTTTGCGAAGACGAGGCTTATGACAATACAAGAAATCCTGATTTTGTAATGATGGTTTACAACGATGAAAATAATTTTGCGCATCGTAGAGTGGTTTATGTTTATGAAGATATTATAAAACCTCTTGAAATTACTCTTGGGTTGTTAAAAAGAGGCTTGAGAGGAAGACTCAAATAAAATACCGGAGATAAATATGAAAATTACAAAATCCGAAACTTATAATTGTATAAGTGTAATAGATTGCTAAAATCATCGCAGCATGGTATAATATACTCATTATTAAGTCAGTACCAATAACCAAAACCAATCACATAACGAAAGGAGCCATACCATGTCCACACTCAAAAACGGCGAGTTCGGCATCGACTTGGACAAGGAGAAAATTCTCTGGACTGACCGCAAACGCCACACCATCTTTTCTCTGCCGCTGTCCTTTACGAAGTACACCCTGACCGAGACCAAACTCATCATCCAGCGTGGCTGCTTCAATTTGCGCGAGGATGAAATTCAGCTGTACCGCGTCCGGGACATCGCGTTCAAGCAGAACTTCTATGAACGTCTGTGCCGTGTAGGTAGCATCCATCTCTGCTCCACGGATGCCATGACGCCGGAAATCGACATCCGCCGCATCAAGAACCCGCGTGATGTCAAGGAAGTGCTTTCTAAGACCATCGAGGCATGTCGGAAAGCGAACGGTATCCGTACTTCGGAAATCATCGGAGACCATGGTCGCTTCCCCGAGCCTGACCCGCATGGTATGCCGCCTGAACCCTGCCACGAACATCCTCATGACTAATACCAGCCCGTACAGATTCAGTTCTGTGCGGGCTATTTTTTGTTTCCAAAAGAAATTTTCGGAAAATCCGGCCTAGTCGGATTTCAGGGTGATTGGGCAGTTGACCAGCTATGCGAACGCCCTAAAATTATAAATGTAATAAGCAAATACCCATTAACACAAAGGAGAATATATCATGGAAACTAACATCCTGAAATTTGAGCTCAGCGTTGGCAGAGCTTTGGACGACAACACACCCGACACCATTACCGCCTCCATCGGCATCCCTGTAGAGGCCGATGACGATGCGGTCAACGAAGCGATGAACAGCGATGAACTGATTGCCTACGCTGTCGGCGTATTGTACGACCTTGCGGCCTATATGCGCCCGCAGTGGCTGGATGGCGAGAACACCGGCATGACACTAGAAACCTATTTCGGTGGCAGCAAATGTCAGACCCGCAATGGCTTCGTGACGATGGATAAGAAAGGGTATAGCTTCGACCTCGAAGATTAAGCTGAGCCAATTAGGAGTCTTGCCTGCATCAGCGTGTGAGACTCCTTTTTGCTGTGTAGCTGCAAAACATAGTTGACGCCCCGTGCGACTGGCATACAATAGAACATACTGAACAGCGTTGACAGCGTTGCTTCGGTAAAGACGAATAGAGTCCAGAGCCGACTTTAAATGCTCACTGCGAAGAAAGACCTGCCTGCGGCTAACAGGCGGGTCTTTTCTTTTTGCGGGCGTTTTTTGTTTTGCCAAAAATGTATCTAATCCGTGAACATATAGCGTTCATCGTTGTATTCAATACAACTTCATGGTATAATGCAAGTATCAAAACAAGCAAAACATTCCGTATCATCGAAGATATTTCAGAGGCGTGTCTATGAAGCGATTTCTCTCGTTTATCCACAAAACGCTCTTCCTTCTTGCTGTCGCAACCATTTCTGTAGCGTTCGAGGGATGCAGTGAGGTGGCGGATAAGACGATTGACGGCATCAAGGAACTGCCTGCGCAAATCATTCAGACAGCAACTTCTGAGACTGCCGAGTCGGTGGGTTCGGAGAAAAACATGACGCCTGAGACCGCAGCCACGGAATACAACTACATATACTTCCGGTACAATAATCAGTGGGTGACGAACAAACTCATCAGCTACGAGGTAGTCGATGACGGGCAGAATATAAAGTTTACCGTAGAAGGTAACAGTGTAGCCAGCTATTATACCAGCATGGCAAATGTCGTACTCATGCACAAAGACGAAAACAACACACGCACACAGAATATATACGAAAAACTGGCGGAGGGGACAACCTATGGCTGATGCACAACGAGGACAGTTTGTAATTGATTGCAAAAGCGGAGAAGCAGCCGGTATTATTTATGGCTTGGTGCATGATAAGACCCTGTTCCGCCCGGAACTTGACCTTGCAAATGCGCATCCGAAGGAGTTCGATAACGAGCATATTTTCCCACTCGACATGTTCATTAACAGCGATTATATGCTTAAACTCAGCAGGGAAGAGTTTGCAAAAGAATTAAAGCGGCTGTTCGATGAAGATATAATCGGATATGCTCAGGTGGTTGTCGCTACCGACATCCATGATTTACATCGCATCGTGCTCCTGACAGACCCCACACAGAAGGATAAACTGAGTCGGATTCCTGTATCTCTGTTCGGCGTACCGAAAAGAGAAGCAAGGCGAATTATCGCAAAATATAAGGCTCAGTAAAAAGCGAGGAGGGTAAAAGAATGCTGGCAAATATCGCAGTTTTACGAACTGTTAAAGCAAATGTAAATGAAGCAATTATGGTTGCGTTGCCCTCGATTTTGTTCGAGAGTTCGCACGACAAAAAAGATACACAGAAATACTATCTGCAGGGTCCTGCGGCTGAATATATTCCTGTTGAGATACCGGATACTTATGCCAAGAAATTCTCCAAGTGCGCTACGGCATTGGCGATGCAGCTTGTCCTTCTCAGCAACAAGACGAAAGGCTTCTTTGGTCCTGAAATCTGCAATGTGGAGGGCAAAGATATCGCGACTGCCCGGAGCATCATAAACTCCATCATGGGTGAGAGACAGGCAAAGTTTTATAGCGCGAAACTTAACGATGGGGTTTATGACACGCAATATGCGGTCAGCGAATATGCGGTTGAGAATTGGGCAGACGACATTGTGCCGCCCGTTGTCATCAACAGCTGCATCTGGGCTATCGTAACAAATACCGCTGCGGAAATGCAGAAGGACAACCGTTTCCTGCGCAGAAAAGAAATCTGCGATACCGAGTTTTTGGAAATCGCTACCCGCATCTACAATGAGTTGCTGGGGTTCGCAGCGAGAAAATACGAAATCTTAGACATTGGTGAATGACTATGAGCGTCAAACTTATTGAGGGCAATATCTTAACCTCGCCGACTCGCAATGAGAATACAATTATCTGCCATCAGGTGAACTGTCGTGCCGCAATGGGTGCAGGTCTTGCCAGACAGATTCGGGATAAGTGGCCCGTCGTGTTCGACGAATATGTGAAAGTTTGCAATCCTAAGAAACTCGGTGATTTTCAGGTGGTTCAGGTTGCCCCGCAGCTGTATGTCGCCAACTTGTTCGGGCAATCGAGTTTCGGCAGAGATAAGCGTCAGACGAACTACGCAGCGCTAGGAACGGCTCTTTTTGGAGCAATGAAAGGACACCCTAATGCAACTTTCCGCGTTCCTTACGGTCTCGGCTGCGGGCTTGCAGGCGGAAACTGGGTGACAGTGCTGAACCTTGTTGAAGAAGCCGCCAATGCTTGGAATGTGAACGTTGAGATTTGGGTGCTGCCCAAAAAGTAAAGGATTAGCATGTACAATACCAACTACAAATGCGTCAAGCCGTTCGATGTATGGCTTGATGCCATCGGTCAAGATGGCAAGAAAATTCCATATCGGGTAAAGCGTGGGACCATCTGGCGTCTGGTCTGGTGCGGTGGCGAGCAGAGCTTCAAGGAATTCACCGGACCGGATAAGATGCACATTACACTGCCGGATGAGTATGTCGAGAAATATTTCAAAAAGGTATGAGTTTGGGGAATTATTGTCCCTACACGGACGGAAATGTCGTATACCTCCAATGTAAAGAATGTGAAGAGAAACTCTGTGAGAAAGACTGGCTCTTTTGCGGAGTTGCGGGAACGCCCATGGCGATGACAAAATCCTGCAAACAGATGTCGGAATACCTCGACAGAATGCTGGCTAAGCGGGACAAGGTTGTCATTGCTGCAGAATCCGGTAAGAAGATGGCTGCTTTGGCAGCTATGTACGCCAGCGAGCGGGGATACTCTTTCATTCCCGTCACAAACGATGATTTGCCCACATACTTATCTAAACAGCAGCAAAAGGGCTGCGTAGTTTTTGAAGGAGTCGCGGATGAACGAGAAATCGAAAGTGCCTACCGTAAGCTGCGCATACCGCTGCGGCACTGTAGATTGGAAGGAGCGTAAAACTATGATGTACCAAAAGCTGGTTCGGGATAATATCCCGGCTATCATTGAGAAGAACGGGGAAACCTGTGTGACGCGCACGCTGTCCGACAAAGAGTACGAGGACGCTCTGATGAACAAACTGCAGGAAGAGGTCGCCGAACTGCTGGAAGCCTACACTGCCAAGAAACGAAGCGTTCTGGACTGCGCGGAAGAGATGGCGGATGTGATGGAGGTCATGTACGCTATGGGCAAGACTTGCGCTGTTTCCAAACGAGAAATTGAACAGGTCAGAAGCCAGAAGGCAGCAGAGAAGGGGACTTTCTCCAAGAAAATCTTCTTGGTTTCGACTGACAAGTGAGAGGAGCGGTTTGTGACACAGCAAGACGCAGTGCGGTTAATCAGAAAACTGATTTTTGCCAAAAACAGTCAAGACCTCACGCATTTTAACCGGTGTGTTGACGAAATTGCTGAAGTCTTAGACAAACAAGGCGATAAAGAAGGAGCTCGCGCTATTCGCAATACTTCCCGTGACGGCTATGTAAAATCGTACTACGAGGCAAGTCGGCAAGCACAGCCTCTCGGTAGCCCCTTTGTCAGCTACAAGCCTGCGTTCGTCATCGACAACAAGGATATCGCGTTGTGGCACGCGAGGAACGATAATCCGCAAATGCGGGTCCGACACATTTTGGAGTATATCGAAAACGGGGAAATGGTCGGAAAAGATGTGCTGGAATACGATGCAAGCACCGATAAATGGCACCGTGTTGAGGCGGAATGTATCGAGTTGGTATAGGGACACTACATCACCTATGCTCCTCTAACTCCTTTCTGCTGGATGTCAGCAGATAAAATAAAATATACAAACAGCGATTTTTATCAACAGCCCCTTGCACATTTGTGCGAACTGCATACAATCTAAATTATAGACTAAAAAATGTACCCTGATGGCTGTTGTGATAGCTGTCAGGGGCTTTTTGTTGCCTGCCATTCTAGTATTCGGAGGGATTTTAAATGACGCTCAAAGACTTGTCTAGCGAACAGCAGGACCTTGTACGGCTGGCGCTTGACGGGAAAAACTTGTTGTGCGATGCCTGTATCGGAAGCGGAAAGACGTCCACCATCAATGTTTTGTGCAACGAGTTTGATTCCTCTAAGGAAATTCTGTACCTGACCTATAACCGGCTTTTGAAACTCGATGCGCAGGAAAAGATTCTGAACGATAATGTCACGGTCCAGAACTATCATGGATTTGCCTCGAAAATCCTGTACCGGCGCGGCATCAAGAATGTCGGACAGGGCGAGCAGATTGGGATGGTCTTGAGGAAGCGCGTTCCTGTTGGGCACTTTGACGTGCTTATCATCGATGAGTATCAGGACATCAACGAGGAAATCTCGAAGATGCTCGAATACATCAAGGAATCGAACCCCGGTCTTCAAATCATCGCAGTCGGGGACATGAAACAGAAAATCTATGACCAGACCTCGCTGGATATCTGGTCGTTCATCCATAAGTTCTTAGGCAAGCACACGCAGGTCAATTTCACGCAATGTTTCCGCCTGTCCCATGACCTCGCACAGCGGCTCGGAAACATCTGGGGCAAGGATATCAACGGCGTGAACAAGAACTGTAAGGTATCGACCATGTCCCGCGAGCAGGTGGTAGACTATCTGGATACCAAGAACCCGAAGGATGTCCTGTGTCTCGGTGCCAGAACGGGGTCTATGGTAAAGGTTCTGAATGAACTGGAAGCAAGACCCGGCAACCTCTATGACAAGAACCATGTATATGCCAGCATCAAGGAACCGGACGGTGAAAAGCATGTAGCACCCGGCGCAGATGTCGGTATCTTTACGACCTTTGACGGCAGTAAAGGCATGGAGCGCCCTATCTGCGTTGTCTTTGATTTCACGGAATCCTACTGGTGCTCCCGTGTATTTCAGCCTATGGCGCGGTATGAGATTCTGAGAAACCTTTTCTGCGTTGCGGCGAGTCGCGGTAAGGATGAGGTCATCTTTGTAGAGCCTCCGAAAAAAAGAGGACAGATTTGGGCTGGTCAGCGATAAGACCCTGATGACTCCCGTCAAGATGAATCAGGAGTTCAATACAAAGTTCGATATCTCTGAAATGTTCGATTTCAAGTTCGATGAGGATGTAGAGCACTGCTACCAGCTTATCAATACGACGCCGGTCTTCCATAAAGATGTACATGAAATCGAAATCAAGCATTCGGATGCGATGATTGATTTGGCTCCCTGCATCGGCATCTACTAGCAGGCGAACTTCTTCGATTATTACGATATCGACAGTGCGATTGCCTTCTACATGTACCTGCATAACGACAAGAAGGTAGCACTGCCTGCCAGCTGGAAATCCGTGGAGGAGAAGGTCCTGTTCCTGACGATGCTGATGACGAGTCAGGACCGGTATGTGAAGCAGGTTGAGTTGCCCTTTATTACGAGAGCGCAGGAAACCGACCTGAACAAGCGCTTGTCTATGGTGTTCACTCCCGACGAGTCCGTACAGGAACGTTGTGAGTTGACTGCCGTGGTAGATACCAAGGCGAAGAAGAAACTTGTTATCAGCGGCATGGCGGATGTCGTGAAGGACAACAAGGTCTATCTGCTGAAATTCGTATCTTCGCTCGCGCACAAGCATTTCCTGCAATGTGCCTGCTATATGCTGGCTACCGGGTTAAAGCAGGGTGTTGTCTGGAATATCCGCGATAACATGATGTATGAAATCGAGATTCCGGACCCTGACAAGTTCCTAGACGCGGTAATCACCTGTATCACGAAACAGGTCTTTGCCAAGGCAGAAAGCTATACGATTTCCAAGGACTATACGCAGGACCTCGATACCATCATCGAGCAAATCATGACCGATGATTCGCTGCCGGAATTCGATGTCGGCGGCAATGTCAAGGAAGAAAAGAAAACGGCTGATGAAGGTATCTCTATCATCCGCCGTGGTGAGCAGTACATCATTGTGGATGCTGCAAACCGTCAAATCATCGATAACAGCGCCATGAACGGCTACGATTCGATTCTCGCTGCCTGTGAGGATTATGTCAGGAAAAACAAGCAGCTGGCAGAAGAATCCATGTCCAAGAAGGAACTGCTCAGGGTTATTGAGGATTGGCTCGACAATCACAGGGATTTCGAAGCAGCTATGACTAAGACCGAGGTGGATATCAAGCACCATATCGGCGAATATGCGAACTACGCTTCTCTTTCCACCTATGTTGTTCGTAAGATGCTCAAAGACCGTGGTCTCATCATCAATTTCAGCGAACGCCAGCTGCTGAAGGTCTGGAAGGAGCGGAAGAAGAAGGATACGAATACCGTGGAGAATGCGCGGTATGAGACCCTTGCCTCTACGCTCGAATCCCTCGTTAAGGCAGGGGTCGATGTCCAGCTTGAAATGCCGGAAGAGGAGAAGGTCGCAAAGCCCGAACCGGACCCGGAAGAAGAAAAGCCTCAATTCGATAAGCGTATCCCCTACACCGTTATTCGTTCGTCCCGGCTCTCTAAGCCCAACGATGTGCGGTATATTGTCGTCAATCTGAACGACAAGGACCAAGTGCTGGACGATGCAAGCGGATACGGATACAAGTCGATTTCTGCCGCACAGAAGGGCTACGGATATAAATGCCGGAATCTCACCAAGTACGGTGAAATCAAGCACTCGTCAAAGCCCAAAACCAATATCCCGGTCTCGCAGAGCCGTCAGCTCTCGTTCGGGGATTTTTGAGAAGGAGGGACTATATGACCTACAGCGAAGCATTTCCTTTATGGGTAGCGGAGGTGTACCGGAACCATGGCTATGAGCCCGATAAGTGGTACGGGTCAGAGGTTGCAGAAACGCTGTACAATGAAGCCATGGCGACCTACAACGGTCCTCCCGCCACGATGCGGGACTATATAGAAGCTATCCCGTCTGCGGATGAATTCGCGTATTTGGACTATGCGATTGAACGGCTGCGCCGCGACAACATCAACCTGAATGCACTTTCCGATAAAGAACGCTGGGCTTTGATGGATAAAATCGTCGCAGAGTATCCGCAGTACAAGAACGCTCGCACATCCCGTGCCAGGCAGGTACAGCAGACCTCGATGCAGGCGGCGCTCGATGCCGAGCGTGATGTTCTCTTGCAGGCTGCATGGCGCAATGCGAGCCGGTACAGTGAGGCAGAGGATGCCACAAAGGATTTTGTAATCGAGTAAAGGGGGCAGTAAAAGAATGGTCAAAATTTACGGCTACAGTGACGATACCGTTTGTCTGGATAATTCCAAATACTTCGAGGATGAAATCGGGTGCTTTGATGTCGCCGGTGTCAGGCTCTATTTGGATGACGGAACAGTGCTTTTTGTCTGCTTCTCCTCCGGCGTCTGGCGCATTTTCATCGAGCAGGAAGGTTCCGCGCCGCACCGGCACAAGGTCTGTCAGAAAACGAGTGAGGACGACTACAGCGATGAGTTTTACACCGAAGCTGATGTTGTTCGGCATGAAATTGCATCGGCGAGAAACTGAAGGAAGGTGAGACCCATGAATTTCTCAAAAATTCGTATGATGTTCTTCGATTTCGACGATACCCTGCTCGTCCATTATCGTGAACAGAAACTCGACGCGACTGCTGATGCACACAGGGCACGGCTACTGCGGTATGAGGCTGAGAACCGGGGCGGGTACAGGGTATTCGACGAAATTGGGGAAGCCAATACGCTTGTCCAGCATTTCCTCGAAAGCTGCGACGGTATCCCGAAATACTGCATTACTCGCGTGCAGGACAGTATGACCCTGCCGTATAAAAAGCAGTGGCTTGAAATGCACTATCCGGGACAGTTCCTCGATGTCATCGGGACTGCCACCCCCGAACGGAAGACCTCCGTCATGAAACTTCTGACCAAAGCTGCCGGTCTGAATGCTACACAAGCTCTGTATGTAGATGACTATTACGAAGCCCTCAATGAGGCGGCAAAGGAAGGGTTTACGGTCATGACGGTACAGGAACTTATGCTGCGGCAATATACCGCCGAACAATAGAAAAGTACAAAACCGCAAAAATAACGAAGGAGGACCACTATGAAAAAGATTCTGAAATTCCTTGCCGCTGCGACATTTGCTGTCGTTGTGTATCAGCTTGTATCGCTGCACCGCAAACGCCGTAAGATGGTAGAGATTGGTCAGCAGATTTTCCGGTGATACCTGATGGCGAAAACTCAGCTGACCCGCGATATTGAGGCCGCGCTTCATGCGTGGCATCCTTCCAGCTACGGCGGGTATCGGGTGGATTCGTTTCGTCAAGGGTTCGATGCCTTAGAAGTGCCGGTAGAATGCGGGTCTGTCAAATCCGGATTGGTCGATTTCGTCAGGGTTCAGGAATGCTTTACCTCCGAAACCAAATATGGGACCTGCAAACTGGCCTCGCTTATCGAAACGGATACGGGTGCTTCGCTTGCCGCGATTCAGCAAAAAGCAAAAGAGGCAACCTGCGTTAAGGATATTTCGTCGATAGATTTTTGCAGGGAGCACTGTTCCGAGCGATGGTGCCACTTCCACAAGACGAATCATCTGTATACGCTCGATGCCGTCATCACTTGTGTGGAAATCAAGATTTCCGTGAGCGATTTTCACTCGGCACACGGGCACAATTTCGTTGGGCACTGCAACTACTATGCGATGCCCACTGAGGTGTACAAGAAGGTAAAAGGCGAGATACCAGAGGATATCGGCGTCTTGCTCTATTACGACGGCGAGAGCACATGCGGAATCCGAAAGGCGAAGGAATGTAAGTCGCACATTCTCTCGGAAAAAACACAAAAATGGCTGATTATGTCCGTTGCTAAAAGGCTGCCCCGGTTCGACAAGAACTGAGGGCAGCTTTTTTATATATTTTTTTGTTTAAGAAAGGACAAACTCAAATGCGGCGAACCAAAGCACTGATACTCGTTGCAACATTGGCTGTGCTGACCAGTGTTGCAGGCTGTTCATGGCAAGCGGAACCTCTGCCTGCCGAATCAGCACAATCCGAATCCTCTCTCAACACCTCTGAATCTGCGACGCAAGAAACAGCAGAAGAAGAACAGCAAATCTCGGACCTATCCGGAGTACCGGAACTGAGCCCGGAACCCGCTGCGTCTTTTGAACCGTCTCCTACACCGCAACCAGAACCGTCCCCGAGTCCGACATCTGAGCCTACACCGAGCCCGACTCCCTCGCCGACTCCAGAACCTGCGGCAGCAACCTCTGTCTGGGGTGATGTTGTACCTGCAGCCTGGGGTCAAGCCTACGGCACGATTACCTGTGACGCGATTGGCCTAAACGCTTCTCTTATCTGGGGCGATGACCAGAGTCTTTTGAATCAACGCGGCGGGGTATATCAGTATCCCGGTTCTTACCAAGTCGGTGTGACCGGAGGGCATTTGCTCTGCTCTCATAACGACAGCGTGTTTTCTCTGCTGCAATATGTCAGCATAGGGGATAACTTTGTAGTGGACACCGATTACGGCGAGTATGTGTATTCCGTTACCCTAGCAAAACCCGGCTATGTGTCCTCGGACGCGAGCACCGTGATTGCGGATGACGGCACTGTCCTCGTTAATTTCACGGACGGAATCGATAAACTTATCATGTATACCTGCTATCCGTTTGACTGCTATAGCCCGACGAATCAGCGATATGTGGTTCAGGCTGTTTTACAAGCATAATTGGGAGATGTAGTTTTAGGATGCAAAAAAGAAAACTCCAGAAATTCCTGCATTACACAGTAACTGTCTTTATTCCGCTCATCATTGCTATGATGGGCGTTTTGTTTTGGGTGAAAGTAATGAACGACATCGAATGGCTCCTTCTTTCCCCAAAGCATGTCGCGTTCGGCTGCGTTGCGAGCCTTGGCTTGGTTCTTTGCTGTATTTATGCGGACAGGATGCTGTGTCATGAAGTTTCGGATACGGTTTAAGTATTGCATGTTCTTGCGATACCGGTAAAATAGAATTGTACGATAGATACCAGATATCTTACAATTCACAATTTCGTTTTTAGCGGACTTATCCCTTTCGGGGGATGGGCCCGCTTTTTTTATTTGAAAGGAGACAAAACCCATGCAAACCAAACACGAATTTCTTCGGAGAACTGCAGCGGTAATTGCCGCGTTCTTCACACTGACATTCACAGGCTGCGGTCAGACACCGGAATCTCCGGGAAGCCTTCCTGTATCCGGGGTCGTCTCAGAAACTACCGCACAAAGCGGTCAGGAGACGGCTGGCGTATCGGAAGGCGACAGCTTTACCATCCACTTTATCGATGTCGGGCAGGCAGATTCCGCCCTCGTCACCTGCGATGGGCACTCGATGCTCATTGACGGCGGCAATGCCGATGACTCGAACCTTGTATACTCAGTATTACAGCGCGAGACAGAGGGACACTTAGACTATGTCATAGGAACACACGCTCACGAAGACCACATCGGAGGTCTTTCGGGTGCCTTCGAGGCTGACACAGCCGATGTCACATTCTGTCCTGTGACAGAGTATGACAGCAAAGCATTCCGGAACTTTAAGGCTCGTGCGGACGAGAGAGGCGGTGGTATTACGGTCCCGGCAGTGGGGGATACATTCACCCTAGGGGAAGCCACCGTCACCGTTGTGGCTGTCAATTCCGTGCCTGAGGACACGAATAATACTTCCATCGTAATTCGCATTGTCTACGGCGATACATCCTTCCTGTTCACAGGCGACGCCGAACAGGAAACGGAAGAGAAGATACTCGAATCCGACCAAGACATCGAATCCACCGTCTTAAAGGTCGGGCATCACGGGTCCAGCACCTCCACCTCTCAGGCGTTCTTGGATGCCGTGAACCCTACTTATGCCGTCATATCCTGTGGCAAGGACAATAGCTACGGCCATCCGCACAGCGAAACCCTCACAAAGCTAGCCAGCGCGGGAGTAGAGGTGTTCAGAACGGACGAACTCGGTGATATTTACTGCACTTCTGACGGTTCGGAAGTCACCTTCTCGTATGGGAAGTACCATAAGGACATCGAAACCTATAGCGCCGAGGTGGAAGAATCGCAGCAACCTGACACGGTAGCTGAGACCTATATCCTGAACACGAATTCTCTCAAGTTCCACCGCCCTGATTGCTCTTCTGCATCTCAGATAAGTGATGCAAACAGGGAGGAGTATACCGGCACAAGAGAGGAACTTATCGAGCAGGGATATACGCCTTGTGGATACTGCAAGCCATAAATATCCAATCAGCATCCAATCCATATAAGCCTATTTGAGTAGTACACGGAATGTCCCGTTCTGGACGACCCGGGTTCAGGAACGCGCCTTGGCTGATTCGGAAACGGAAAACCCCAATAAGGTACTAAAACGATAGCAAGTAAATCAGTCGCCGCCTATGCAAGTAGGTGGTGATTTTTTCTTGCCAAAATGTGCGAACTGAATAGAATGGGTATTGTACGATAGATAACATCCCATATCGAAAGGGTTTTATGCCTTTCGTACAATTCACAATTTCGCTTAAAGGGCGGACTTCTCCTTTCTGAGAGGTCCGCCCTTTTTTGCGTCAAAACAAAAAAGGAGTGTAAACACCAATGTTAAGAGTTTTTACAATCGTCGCCAATGAGGTCATTGGCTTATCCGCAACGGAATGCACACTGATGCAATTCAGCTACAATCCGGAGCAAATCCATGACCCGGAAAGCGTCCTGCGCAGTGCTGTCAAGGACTATCTCAAGACGGAGGAAGGCAAACGACAGCTGGAAATCAACTGTGGCTGCTGGAACTGGGGCGATGTCGATGACATTCCCGGCTCGTTCTTCTTGAACTATGGTCTGGCTAAAATTGCTCCGCCGGATGTGAATGTTGTTGTTGACCGCAACGAGAACTTCATAGACGACTACGAGGATTGCGCGGAAGAATAACAGAAAGGACATGAAAAAATGCGTATTTATGCCGCAAACAGCGTATTCATAGAAGTTACGCGCCGGTGCAATATGTGCTGTGCGCACTGCCTGCGCGGAGATGCCGAAAGCATCGATATTCAGGAGAAGTACATCGATGCTTTTCTCGACAGCTTTGAGAAGGGAGCTTATATCAGCTCTCTTACCTTTACCGGCGGCGAAATTTCTCTGAACATACCTGCAATTCGATACACCTTGAAAGCTGTCAAAGAGCGCGGTATCGCCGTTGGAAGCTTTTACATGGTCACCAACGGAAAAGCCGTCGATAAGATGGCTGACCTTGCTATGGCGAGTCTGGAGTGGTGGAATTATTGCGATGACAAGGATGACTATTCGTGTGGTCTTTGTATCAGCAGCGATGATTTCCACGAAGCAATCCCATATGAAAGTAAAAGTATCCTTAGTGGCTTGAAATATAACCGTAACGATAAGGTAACGGACTTTCATCGGGCTTGTTTACTGAACGAAGGGCGTGCTAAGAATCTCGATTCGAATATCTATAAGAAACGTGAACCTAATGTAGACAAGCTCGAATACGAATTCAGCAAAACCGGCGGCATCGACTTTTACAGCGGCGAGCTGTACTTGAACGCCATCGGTGATGTCGTTTCCGGCTGCGATTTGTCCTACGAGTCGCAGAAGAAATATCGTTTTGGCAATATTATGGATGAAAAATGGTTGGAAAACATTCGTAGCAGCAAATTGTGCATCGAAGAAAACAGCTAAAAAATAATAAAAACAGAAAGGAAGAAATTATGACTATCAATTTAACTCGTGAGGATTTTGAGCAGGCTATCAAATCCGGCGCATCCGTGTTCGAAGGCAACACAATTCCCGATACCGGAAAACCGTCCGGGCGCTACTACCGTTTCATTCGTGTGCCGCTCGCCAATGGCGAGCACAAGGTAGATGCCTTGTACGGGCAGCGGTTTTATGGAACCTTGGAAAATAAACCCGTAACATTCAACCAGGAGATACGCTTCCTTTGCCTCGTTGTCGATAATGCCAAAACCGTCAATGAAACATTGGACTTCAAAACGATTTTCTGCCGTTCTTCTTTTACCTCGGATTCTGTCATAGAGGAAATGGCACAGAAGCTGTTCGATATGTTCCGAGAGAATGTGACGGAAGAAGACAAGAAGAAAATTCTCAAGGGCGGTTATTACGACCAGACAGCACGACAGAACGCTTTCTGTCGCATAATAAAGGGGTATAAGAATTATCGCAGCCCTATTGACAGCATTGTAGATGAGATTGGAAAAGGGTCTTGCTTTGGCCTGACATCCACAAATGCCGATGAACTGGTAGTGGATTATCTTGCTAATCCCACCGGCTGGGCTGAACGGACGATGGAGAGAATCAAGAAAGCGAGCCTTGAGTATTCCGGGCTCCAGTTCTGGATTACATTGGCCATGACGGAGGAGTTAACGGAAGAGTACGTGAAAAAGTACAGCAATCCCGATACTCCTGAAGGAAAATTCAAATCCTTGACAGACAGCATCAAGAACTATAAGAACGTCCACCTTGGCTTGGACGTCAACGGAGAAATTGACTCTGTCAAGTACCCCGTTGACGGAATTTTCAATATAGATGCCATGTATGATGGATATCTCGATACATGGAACATTGCTCCGCGTAGTGAAGAGGAACGCATTGAGGAATTTTTAGAGGAAAACGATGCTCTTCTTAAAAACCAGGATAAGATTCCGTTCAAGTACATTTCGGATATCCATTACGGAAAGAAAACGGTCTGGAAGAATCCAGATTTCGAAAACTAACAACAAAAAAAACCGCCCACAACATAATTTGGTGGGCGGCTTTTTTAGAAATCTACGCTACAATTACAAATTACAGAATAAGGAGTGAGTGGACTGTTCTCCACATCTAAAATTACACTCTTCACCACTCGCCTTCGAATGAGCAACATTTTTTACTTGCCAAAATATGCGAACTAAGTAGAATTGGTATTGTACGATAGATACCATTCCAAATCAAAAAGGCTTTCTGCCTTTCGTACATTCACAATTTCGCTTAAAGGGCGGACTTCTCGATTCTGAGAGGTCCGCCCTTTTCGCATCCAAAACACTTAAAGGAGTTTGTATCATGAACAAAACTGTACCAACTATCGAAATGAACCCCATCGATGACATCCAGCATCTGCTCGAGGAATCCGGCTGCTACGAATCGGAAGTCGAAATGATGAAAACCGCTGGCACCTACGATGCGTTTGTCCGCAAGGTCCACGATGCCATCGACTGGGGTTACCTTTGCACACAGATGACTGAACTGGAGAACAACACGATTGCTGCCGCCATCGAAAAAGTCCATGGCATGACTACCAAGACGGAGGATGATGCGTGATGTTTAAGAATCTGGTGCGCTCGGAAAAATACCTCATTACAGCTGTGCTTTACCTGCCTAAAAACATGGACACCAAGATGGTTTCATTCCTGTCTTCGGGCGCTGGTACCGCAATGCTCGATGACTTGGATAAGCGCGGATACCGTGTTTTCTGTGTTTCGCTCAATTTCGAGCTAAACGCCGAATTGACCAATACTTACAGCTGCAAGCCCGCCAATTCTCTGCTCGAATTGATGAAGCGTGACCTGCGCCTTATCTCCGAGCCGCACATCTACATCGCTGGGTACTGTGACCGGAACGCATCCGAGTGGCAGATGGTTAAGAGCTCGACAACAGGTCTTCCTCTCGTATCGCTGGTAGACCATCCTACTGATGCACGGACAAAGGAAGCATTCCTCTATCGGCTCAATGAGAACGGAGAAGCCTGCATGGTGTTCGATTCCGCTTACTTTGGTTCCGCGAACACGCCGATTGGCAGCTACCAACTCACCGAAAAGGAAATCCGCGCCGTTCAGGCAGCGCTTCGAAGCGAGAACTATATTTACTAAAATCAAAAAGGAGAATGTGAACGATGAACCTTATCATTAACACGGTCGGCGGTCAGTTTCTGACTCTCACCCCGGAAATGCTTCAGGAAAAGCTCGGTCTCAAATCAGACATTCTTTCGCTCGGTATTGAGGTATCTGACGGCAATACCGCAATTACCGCTCAGTCCTATACCAAGTGGGAGTGCGCAGGCGATACGATTTGCCCCCTTATCGATGTAAATGTGAAGAATGGCGGCAAGGAAATGCAGGCAGCAATGTTCCAGCTTCCGACGCCCGAAATCCCCGCTCCGTTCTGCCGTCTGTACGACGAGCAGGGCAGCGATGAGGAAGACTGGTTCGCGGCCGCAAGCTTCTCGCCCCGTTCTGACAATGATGGCAGCAAGCATCCTGTGTTTGTGGACGACGGTTTCGGAAAGCCTGTCCCGGCATCCGATGTCATCCAGAACCGTGACGGAGAGTTTTCTTCCCGGTGCTCGACCAGCAAGGAACTGTTTGACTTCAATGTCAAGGTCGCACAAAATCGCTGAGTTCGCTTTTAGTACAGCAAATCTATGTATGACAGGGAGTTGCCTTCGGGCAGCTCCTTTTTTTGTGCCTTTTTCGTTGCACATTCTTGCGAACCGCATAGACTGGTATTTATGGAGGTGTTTTCATCATTGAAAATTAAAAGAGAAATGCCTGTTACAGCAACGCCTACACTCAAATCCGCGTTTTCACTCGGGACAATCGTTAAGGTTCAGAAGGACGCCGACCAGAAATATATAATTATCGGTTATGCAACCGACATCGTGCCCTACGCCTATTATGCTGCGCCATGGCCGCAAGGATTCATTAACGGTGACAGCGTTTTCCTCATCGAGCCGAACGAGATTTCCGGTATCGTTGCAGCTGGGACGCAGAACACCGAATCCGTCTTGTTCCTGCAGGCGCTGGATGAGGTCATGCAAAAGGAGACAATCTATGACAGTTAAAGAACTGAAAATGATGCTCAACGATATGCCGGACGACGCTATTCTGTTGACCCGGAGTGCTTTGGACGCATCGGAATTCGAACAAGCCACGGCGCGGGAGATGACCGTCGTTAGCGTTCGCGGTCGTATTATGCTTCCGCGTTGGGCTTATGCGTGCAGCCTCACGCCGGACGGACCATCGAAGAAGGCAGTGTTGTTCGACTGAAAGGAGATGAAAAAATGCGTCCCATCAACCAAACACCTCAAAGCGCCGATGGTGCCTACGAGCGCGAGACCATCATCAATTTCTGCGATGCAGAGAAAACCTGCTCGTACTATACGCGAAATTATTCGCGGATGAACGAGTTGCGAAAACTTGCAACAGAGCATCCCGATGAGGTGAAGCTGACCATCGACAAAGAAGATTGCGTAGAAGCGGAATTTCCGAAAAAGTGGGTAAAAATTCGTCCTCCCATGTTTATCTCTGAAGAACGCCGAGCAATCCTGGTCGAAAGCGGCAAGAAACTCGCAGCACTGTCGAAAGAAAAAGCGGCACGCAAAGCCGTGCAGGAAAAGGAATAAGGCCGATTGGCTTTATAATATAAAGTATTTTTAGGAGGAATCATTATGTCTTACGGTTCAGAGGCGGCGGCCCTCAATGCACTTCTCAGCATCTTTGCTGGATTTTGGCTCATCATCCTGGCATTCTTCGTTCTCAACATTGTGGCTGGCTGGAAAATCTTCGAAAAGGCCGGTCAACCCGGATGGGCGTCCATCGTCCCGTTTTACAACAGCTACATCCGGTACAAAATCTTCTGGGGCAACGGCTGGCTGTTCTTTGTCCCCATCGTCTGCACTGTACTTGGCGGCATCCCGCTGCTCGGCACGCTGCTGGTCATCGTTGGCGTCATCATCAACATCGTAACCCTGTACAAACAGAGTGTCGCGTTTGGGCAGGGGATTGGCTTCACCATTGGCCTGTTCTTCCTGAACCCCATCTTCAACATGATTCTGGCGTTCGGTCAGTATCGGTACTTCGGTATCCCGCAGGATGGCTATTCTTATGACCAGATGAAGCAGAAGTACGATGTCTACAAAGCTGCTCATCCTGCTCAGTATCAGCAGCCGACTCAGGAACAGACCCAGAACCCCAACATGACCTATCAGGCTCCTGCACAGCCCAAGCAGCCTGCCGCGCCGATTCAGCCTCAGCAGCCCGCTGCACCGCAGCAGCCGACCGATAACCAGGCTCAGTAAAATCAGATAATTGCGGCTATAGCGGACTTTCCGAAGCGGGAGGTCCGCTTTTATACGGTCGTTTTCCGCTATAATTTCAGCCCCTTGAACATAATTGTTGACGCGATATGCGAACCGAATAAAATAAGAATTGTACGATAGATACCATCTACTAAGACGCTAACTGCGTTCGTACAATTCACAATTTTGCTTTAAGGCGGACTTCCCGATTTTGGGAGGCCCGCCTTTTTGCGCTCAAAAAAGGAGAACGAAAATGAAAGTAGCTTTTCTTAACTGTACCGACGAACTCAATCCAGAAGCCGGTTCCGAACTCACCTGTGTGTTTCTTGACAAGATACCGGGAACCCTCGAGTTTTGCAAAAGACTCAAATTGAAGGACACAAACCTGTATTTCGATGCGTATGTCCACAATGGGCAGCATGTGAATGCGTCTTACGGGTATCTGAAGGCAGGCGTTCCTGTAACGGTCGAGGAGTATACGCCGCTGCTCAATGAACTGTACGCTGTCGGCTATGACAAAAACAGCATCGAAGTGTGTCAGGACTTCAAATTCTGATGTAAAAAAACACATAGAAAGGAAACGAAACATGGACAGTAGTTGGAAAAATCTTCAGATTCGCATGGAAGCCGCTTGGAATATGCGCACAACCCCTAAAACCAAGCGTCCTAAAACCGGTGATATCATCAGCAGCGCACATTCCCTCGATTGGAATAAAAAGAAGGTGCGTCAGCTTCAGCAGCAATGGAACGATGAAGTAACCAAACTTGTGGCTGACCGCAACAAAGCTATTTCGGATGTCATGGTTGATATCCTCACGCTCATCCGAATGGATATAAAAAGTGCATCTTCTGTCCTTATCAGTCATGATGCAGCGAAAATGCTTTGGGAAAAGGCGTATGAACGCGGTCACTCAAATGGCTTTAACGAGGTTTATTATGCTATTGAGGACTACGAAGAAGTTGTCATCGAAGCTTTGAAAGGGAAAAGGTGAAAAAATGGAACTCGAAGAATATCTACAAGATAACAATGTAACCCTTTGGCGAAATAACCGTGCATTAGGACCTCAGCAGACGAAATCTCTTGCGGATTTTGATTACGCAGAAGGGCTGGAAAACATTACGGGAAAGATGGTTTGGATTTGCGACTATCGAGCAAACGCAGACCCGACCAAAAAGCCAATTCGTGGAATTGAGCCCACTCCGGTGGTGGTAACGGATGCCAAGGAGACGAATAAGATTATTTATTATTCTCCTATTTATTTCCGACCTGTAAAGAACGGTCATGTTATGTCCAAGGTGATTGCTCCAATGGATAATACAGGCTATCGGGGATATACGGGTGAATCTGTAAACATCTTCTACACGGTTGAAGACTGTGTAAAGTGCTACCGTGAACAGGTGCGACAAGCAAAGGCAATCTACCACAAGGAACTTGCTCGTATAACCAATCTCTTCAATGCGAGAATTGGGGAACTGAGTGAGTCTTTAATCCCATTTAAAGACTACAACGTTTCGGAAAGCACAGTAACGGTAAAGGTTCGTGCATGGACTACAACGTACCAAACCGCAGACTTTACCTTCAGCCAAGAAATGTACCCCACAGAAGAAAAAATCGACAAACTCAAAAAGCAGGCACTTCGTCTTTTGCCAGAAAAGATTCGCAAAGAAACCGACTGGCAAGCGAAAGGACTTGTTTTAAGGAACGTAGATATTTACGTTCTCGTCGATGGGATGAACGATAAGAGCGCAGAAGAAAAAGTTGCGCTCGAACTGAAAATTTGAGATTGCCATCGAAGCTTTGAAGGGTACGAATAAACAATAAAAATTAACACTGAAAGGAAGATTTGAAATGCTTTCTGTTAAGGCAGGCGATTATCTCTGGATGGTCGAGTTTCGCTTTGGGGTTCCTTATCTCGAGACGATTCGCAAAATGGTGGTCACACACACGGATTCTGATACCAACCGTTTTGAATGCATCCCGACTTCCGGAACCGCAAACCGCTTATATGAGTTCGATGCCAACGGTGTCGAGTATCGAGAAGATACCACAGTCGGCTATGAGCAGTATTTGCTGATTTTCGAAAACAAGGATACCATCTACGATATTTGTGACGCCGTCAGATGCACAAAAGCGCTGTATATGGCAGCGCAAAATGATTTTAACAACGCTTCTCTCGAAACCCTTAACGCTGCCGCTAAGATTCTCGGCGTGAAATACGATAAGGTGAAAAGAAAGTAAAAGGAAAGCAAATCTCATCTATTTGTGGCTTGCTTTTTCTGATGTTCGATATTGCTAATGCCGCCAAATGCATTGTATGATAGATACTATGGCGGCTACACTGAAAGGAACTGAACTACAATGACTGATTATATCAATACCTACAATAAACTCTGCGAGAAGGTCAAGCGCTGGAGCGCAGCGTATTATGAGCAGGATGCTCCTGCCGTAACGGATGAAGAGTACGACCGTGCAATGCACGAGATTCGTGACCTCGAAGCCGCGCATCCGGAACTCGTCACATCCGACAGTCCCACGCAGGTAGTCGGCGGCAAACGCGTTATCGGTATTCCGGTTGAGCATCGTGTCCCGATGCTTTCGCTTCTGGATGTCTTCTCAGACGATGAGGTGCGCGATTTCACGGCTTCTGTGGAGAAGGAACATCCTGATGCCACCTTCTCTATTGAGCGCAAAATTGACGGCCTGAGCCTATCTCTGGTGTACGCTAAGCCTGCCGGTTCTGACGGAAAGCTGCGGCTCGTACAGGCGTCCACTCGCGGCGACGGTCATGTCGGTGAGGATGTTACCGACAATGTCAAGGTTCTTGGCATCCCTGTCAATATCCAGATGCCGGAAGGTATCTGGAAAATCGAATTGCGCGGCGAGTGCTATATGAGCGAAGAGGACTTTGAAGCAACCAACGCCAAGCAGGAAGCAGCAGGGAAGAAGCTGTTCGCCAATCCCCGTAACTGCGCTGCCGGTACGCTGCGTCAGTCTGACCCGGCTGTCGCAAAAGAGCGGAACCTGAAAGTGTTCATTTTCAATGTGCAGAGTGTCAATGACGGGGAGGATTCCTCTGAGTTTGCTGACTCTCACTGCGACCAGCTTTGCTATCTGCGCGATGTTTGCGATTTCAAGACCACCTACTACGCGCATTGCAACGATACCGACAGTATCCTCGCCGCTATCCGCGATATCGGGGAGCATCGGTATGATATCGATTACCCCATTGATGGCGCTGTCATCAAAGTAGACGAAATCGACATCCGCAAGAAGATGGGTGAGCGGACCAAAACTCCTAAGTGGGCTATTGCTTTCAAGTATCCCGCTGAGGAAAAGGCTACGGTTCTTCGCCGTATCGTGTTGCAGACGGGTCGTACCGGCCGCGTCACTCCTGTGGCGGAATTCGACCCGGTACAGTTGGCCGGAACCCGTGTTGAACGTGCTACGCTGAACAACGCGGATTTCATCAAAAATCTTGACATCCGTATCGGTGACACCATTGTTCTGCACAAGTCTGGTGATATCATCCCGAAAATCACGATGGTCGAGAAGGAAAAGCGTCCGGCAGATGCCGTGCCCTATGACATGTCCAGTCAGGTTTGCCCTGTCTGTGGCGAGCCTATCGCTTCCGTAAACGGGTCTGTGGACCTGTATTGCACGAACGATTCCTGCCCCGCTAAAACGGTCAACCGAATCATCCATTTCGCATCCAAGGCGTGCATGGACATTAAGGGTCTTGGTCCTCAAATCATTCAGGACCTGGTCGATAGTCGGTTCATCTCCAATCCCGTAGACCTGTACTGGCTTTATGAGGAAGAATCCGAACTCATCGACATGTACGGTGAAAAGACGGCTAAGAAGCTGCTCGCAGCCATCGAGAACTCCAAGACCCAGAACGCAGACCGTGTTCTTAAAGGTCTCGGCTATCGTCTTATTGGCGGTCATGTTGCTCGCGCCCTGTTTACCCAGTGCAAGGCAACGGACGGAAACCTGCTCGGTTTGTCTGCCTTGTATGTGGATAACATTAAGGATTGTAACATCCCCGGTTTCTCTGATGCCATCTATGCCGCTCTGGACGCTATGCTCTCTGACCCTATGTTCAAGCAGGAGGTCACGGCCCTGTACAAGGCTGGCGTCAATCTCGATTACCATGCACCGAATGCATCCGCGAGCGGTTCCGCTGAGGATGCTGTATCGCTTGCTGGTAAGACCTTTGTGATTACCGGAACCCTGCCCACAATGAGCCGTGAAGAGGCCAAGACCTTTATCGAGGCGCACGGCGGTAAGGTGACCGGCAGCGTATCCAAGAAGACCAGCTATCTGGTCGCCGGTGAAGCAGCAGGCTCTAAGCTCGATAAGGCCAACACTCTGGGAATTCCCGTTCTGGACGAAGCAGGGCTTAAAGCCATGGTAAACGCGTGAGGTGGCACTATGTACGACACCAATCGGTTTATCCATGCTGCTGAGCCTTGCGCATACCATGAGGCGTTCGCAGAGGATATGAGACGCTGCGACAATGCACTTGGTATGGGCGGACTCATGGCTATCAACGCTGAATGCTGGCTCGATGTGCTTAACGGTATGACGGATACTCAGATTGCTGATTACGTCAGCACCAAGTATAAGCCTGGTATCCTGAATCCGTTCAGGGACACCTCGCTTTACATCAAGCACTAATCTCATCAGCCGTTCCACCTCTCGGGGTGGGGCGGCTTTTACTTTTGAAATGTTGTCTTGACGGCGTTTGCGAACAGTATAGAATGAGTATTGTACAATAGATACCAAACCACGACCAACCATTTACAACCTGACAAAATTCAGACAGGCACCAACCGGGTGACCTGTCTTTTTTTGTTGCAATACCGCGCAAATGCGGAGAAAGAGAGTCTGAAATGAAAGCCATTAAATCCATCATTATTTTACTTGTAGCGATTCCCGCAATGGCTGTCTATGCACTGCTCGAAGCCATCAACGCATTGGCAATCGAGATTGACTTGGTTCGTATTCGCACCATGATGCGTTGCTGCCGCAAGTTTAAGACATTGTGACTACAAGTCGCTCATTGTTATTTATCACAAGCCTCGAAAATACGAGGAGAAAGAGAGTCTACCATGAATACCAATACTATCAATTCCAAGAATGTCATTTCTGGCGTCAACGATTTGGCTACCAAGTGTCCTAAGATTTCCGCTATGTGGAGTGCCAAGAACACATACACCCCAGCGAAGTATCTGTAGGCAGCAACAAGAAAGCGTGGTTCGTATGCCCCGATTGTAAGCAGGAGTTTGAAGC